TCCCAGGGGTAGAAGTCGTACGGGATCGACCCGTCTTCGAGGGGGTTCAAGTACGCGCGGACGACGACGTCATTGATCATCTCCACGCACCCGCTGATCGACAGCAGAGGGTCGTCCTCGTCACCCACCTCGACTCCGGCCGCGGCCAGGTCCTTCCGGTCGAGGTCGCCCCAGTAGATCCAGTGCTGGAAGCTCTTCCCGTCCTCGCTGTTGTTCTTGTCGATCTCCGTGCGCTGGATCTCGTACAGGGCAGCGCTTCGCATCGGCCCCTGCTCGATGACCTCGCGCAGCTGGGCCTTGATGTACCCGGGCTGCTTGGCCAGGTCTCGGACCTGCTTGTCGTTGATCTCGGCCAGCTCGAACACACCGCGACCCTTCTTCACATCGTCGCCGCAGGTCGGGTCCTCCCAGACGAAGCGCGGGTCGACGCGGAACGAGGCCGGGCGCAGCTCGTCCACGATCTCCATCACGTACATCTTCTCGCCAGTGACCGGATCCTTCTTCTGCCGCCAGGCCTTGCGCGTCCGTCGGGTCACCATCGGACCCTTGATCACGCCCGTGCCCATCACGGCAGCGTCGTGGATCACCTTGCGGATCTCGCCGTTGTAGTCGCACTCGACCAGCTGGTCGTCGATCTCCATCAGCATCGCGTCGGCGGCCTGCCTGGCCACCTGTTGGACGGCCTGGGCGATCTGCGACTTCTTCGCCGGGCGGCCCTCCTGAGGGTTGTCCACGACGTTGCCCTGGATGTCGAACAGGATCGGCTCGCCCGTGGCCGGGTCGACGAGCTCGTCGTCGTCCGTGATCGCCTTGGCCAGGTCGGGGTCCGGAGACGGCTTGATGCCCCAGTTGCGGTCGTCGGTGGGCAACAGGATGTCCGCCAGCCGGGCCTCGGCGCTGTTGGTCTTCTGCCGGGTGATACCGACGAACACCGTCGAACGCGTCGGCAGGGCCTCGCGGACGGTGACCGGGTATCCCTGGTAGACCGACTCCATCATCGACGCAGCCATCCGCGTCGCCGGGTCCTTGCCGTGGTACTGGTCGAGCGACTCGACGATCCGCTTGTCCCAGCCGGTCGCGGCCCGAGACCGGATCCACTTGTCGCGCATGGACGCAAGCGAGCGGCCGAACGCCTGCAGCCGCTCCTGTCGAGCGGCCTCGCGTCCTACTGCGTCATCGTCTTTGTCTTGGTCCATGTTTGTCAGGTGCCGGCTGCCTTCTTACGCGGGCCGGCGCCACGCCACCATCGCTTGAAGGCTTCGCGTCTCCACCCCACCGAGCGGATTCAGTACGCACAGTCCGCGTTGAACACCTGGAAAACAGGCAGGTTCGCAGCGGGTCGGTTGAAAGTGCCACGGCTCGGTTCCATCTCCAGCAAGGTCTTCGCCTTGCGCAGCATCATGATCCCGTAGCGCGTCGCGGACAGAATGTCGTCGTCCTCCTTGACGATGATCCCTTCCTTCCGGTGGTACAGCCGGAACTCCGAGAACCAGTCCTCCAAGTTGGAAAACACGCGTAGTCTGCGTGTTTGCATTCTCTCCAGCATCATTGATACACCAGCCTCAAGGCTGTTGCCACCAGGCTTCCCGTCGGGACGGTTCTCGAACTGGGCCCTCTCCGAGATCATGTTCATCCCGAACTTCTGGTACTGGTCCTTCAGGATCTCCCCGGAATTGCGGTCATGCTGGAGGCCGTCATGCGGCCAGGCCCAGGGTATGTTCTGGTACCCCTTGCCTACGACCATCCCGGCCTGAGTCATGACGGGGGTCTGCTTCAGCTTCCAGGCGTCGTACACGTAGACCGTGTCCGTGTCCCTGTCGTGGGCCATGCAGACGAAGCCAGTCGGGTGGTCCCATCCGAAGTCGATCCCGTTGATCCGTGCCCAATGGGCGGGGATCTCGAACGGTGCCACGCTGATCGCGGACTCGGCCACGGGGAACACCGCGCCGCTGCCGAGCATCGGGACGCCCTTCGTCCGGGCCTCCCGCTCGTGCTCGGGGTAGGCGGCGATGATCCGCGCACGCTCCTCGGGGGTGTAGTGCTCCGCATCGTCGATCGTCATGCGGATGACGGTCGTACCCTCAGGCTTCTCCGTCAGGTAGCGCTTGACCACCTGGGACATGCCCAGCAACGGGGTGAACGTGACGAAGACGATACCGCCCGTCGCGTTGGTACGAGTCAGCGCCTCCGTGTAGATATCCATCGGAGGCTCTTCGTCCATCGCAACGATATCTATTGTGTCCGCCTGCCACTTCGAGCGCCCTTGGTCATAACTGTTGAACTGGATGACGGACTCTCCGCCGTACTCGTTCTTGACAGTCACGCTGGCCAGCGCGTCAGGCACGCCGGGCTTCATCGTCGTGTTGCCCAGGCACTCCTTCGGGATCGCACCAGTGCCCCACTCTTCCCGCTTCTGGGGCGAGCCCACGATCAGGCGCTGCAGGCCCTTGCGGGTCAGTTCGCCAGACTCCGAGCCGACGAGGATGCTGACCGGGCGGTGGAACCGGCGGCCTTGCCACCAGTCTGGGTAGCGGCCGGTGGCGTGGATCGCGATCTCGTATGCAGCAGATAGCGTCTTGCCGCTGTTGTGATGCACCACCCCGCCTGCCCAATAGCAATTGACCCTGTCCACATGACAGTCTAGAATCGGCTGGTAACCAATCGGGACGACGGCAGTGATCGTCCTCCCACCAACCAGCCGAGGACCATCAAATGGGTAGAACGTCCCTAGTCGAGCCGCATCTTGACCAAGTTCTTCAATGGAACTCCCAGGGCCTGACACGTCAAGAGATAGCCGAGCGACTCGGTCTGAAAACTCACGTAGTGCAGTCTTTTCTTCAGAGGAGAAACATCCAGCCACAATTCCTACCAGGACGTCTGCTGGTAGAGAAAGGAGACGAGGTTCGTCGCCTGATTGAGGAAGAAGGTGAGACACACGAGCAAGTTGCAAGAAGGCTTGGTGTTCACCGGTCAACGGTAGAACGCTACTGCTCATCGCTGGGCCTGCGAACTGCGCGCACAGGGCCTCGATCTGGCGCGGGTCACAGCCAGCGTTGGGGTGGAGGACGTTGTCTGACAAAAGGCTGGTATGTGAGCGTGTACGCGCCTCTGCATCCTCAAGCGAGAAGCACAGGCTACGTTCCCGAGCACCGACTCGTTCTAGAAGTCGTGCTGGGTCGCTACCTGGATCCAGCGGAAGTCGTGGATCATGTAGACGGCCACCCGCAACACAACTGGCCAGAAAATCTTCGGTTGTTTGCCAGCAACGCAGACCACTTGAAAGCGACACTATCCGGGAAACCGAAAGCCAGCCTTGTTCGGTCAGCACTTGGTGACTGGCCGTCACGTCAAAGAACTCTCCCGTCTCCAGGACCAGACGATACGCTTTCTCAATGCCCTTCAGATATCCGTGCCGCACTGGAGCGACACATCGAGATTCACCGTCCCACGCTTGAACACGTGCACCTGGCTCGAAAAACGTATCTACGGACAGGGCCTTGGAGCCCGGCGTTTCAACCCACGTCCACGGGCCTGAGCACTGATTAGCAGCCATGAACAGGCGTTCACGGTACGTGGCGCCTGCGTTGTGGAATTCCTTCTGCTTGGCGTACGGCTTGTACGACGCCAGCATGTTTTCGCGCTGGCGACGGTCGCGGATCTCCAGAAGCTGAAGAAGTTCCAGCTTCTCTTCTGTGGACAGTGACGCCAGGTCGGTCACGACGCCTTGCCGCAGACCGACGAATTGTCCCAGCTGATCTGCACGAAGCCGGGCTCGGCCACGGCAATGACCAGCGTGTTCACGGCGCCGGACTTGTCACACGCGTGCTCCAGAACTTGCCAGGTCTTGCCCTGGGCCAGCACGGCGCCTGCGAAGAACATGATGAACAGGGCCACGAGGACCGTGATCTGAGCCTTGGGCGTCAGGGACAGCCACGTGATGCACGCGTAATCCCAGAGCTTCTTGATCGTTTCCATCACTTGGCTCCCTTATTCCGGTCCATGAGCGCCTGCAGCCGACGCTCGATCTGCTCGTCACTGAGCTCGGGCGTCTTGTTCGTGATCTCCACCGCCTTCAGCTTCGGCCGCGTGTACTGGGCCAGCTCCGTCAGCAGCTTGACGTGCGTCTCGATGTCGAGCTTCGGCTTCATCACAGGCTGCCCCGTCGCGGGGTCGATGATCGGTGCGCCATCGCGAGACCGGGCCGGCTCCTTGTCCACGAGGACCTTGGCCAGCTCTTCGATCGGGTCCAGGCCGTAGCTGTCGAGCACGTCGACAACGGCCCGCAGGTTGAGCTTGCCCTGCCTGTTGGGCCGGCGGATCTGGGGCTCGTACATGTGCTCGAACCCATCGACCTCCGGCCGCGACTCGCGGGGGACATCGCCCGCGAGCTCAGCAAAGCCCTGCCGGCGCCGGTTCTCGATGTCGCTCATGAGGCCCCCGAAGTAAGTTCCGGAGTGTTGTGACCGAGCCACACCCCCATAGTGGATGGGACCCGCGCGCCGGGGACCCAAAGCGGGGGCATAGGGGGGCCGAAACCACCCGCCAGCCCCGATCGAACAGGGGGGAGGGGGGTCATTTCTTCGTCAGACCTTGACCTTGCCATCGATCAGGCCACCCGCGAAGCCCCGCGGCGTGCCGGCCTTGGCGCCGTCGCCACCGGCCGGGGCCTTGCCCATCACTGCGCCGCCCTGCGGCACCGGCACCTTGCCCGGCTTTGCGCCACTGCCGAAACCCTCGGCCGCGACATGGGGATTGCGGGAAGGGGCGGTTGCGTACGTTTGCGATGCCATGTGTGTCCTCACTGTGTCAGGCCCGATGATTGAGGGCCTGTTTACCTGGGAAAACGGAAGAAGGTTCGGGTCCTATCTCAGGCACGCGGGCTCAGAGAGCTCGCATCGGCCCGGCTGTCGGGCGCCGGTAGCCGTCATCGCCACGGTCGGCTGCCTCGGCCTCCCAGCTGTCCTCGGCCGACTCTTCGCCACCGAGCATGTCGCGAATCATGTCCAGGAGCTGGTCCAGGTCGGCCGCCTGGGCCGTCTGCTCGCCGGCCTGGATCGCGTAGCCCCCGCTGCCATCGGGGGTGATTTGTATCTTCGGAGTGTTGTCCATTGTGACTGTCTATTGCAAATTGACCCGCGACAGTCTGATTGTCGCCGGATACGCCCGTCAACGACATTTCAACCTGTGAAACGCCCGTCTCGCTATGCGAGACAACTTGAGCTGGTGCATTCCGCAATGTGAAAAGCGCATGGCATTGCGTGTCTGGCATAGACGTACGCTATCGATTTCGGCTTTTGCGATAGCCACAAACAATTGGCCAGTCTGGCTGCCCTACCGATAATCAGGTCTCCCAAGCACGCAACCGGAGATTGAAAATGTTCAGCAGCCAGTACGAAGAACACCTTGCCCACAGCGCCCCTTGCTCCAGCCGCTGGGACGGGTTCGATCGCGGTGACCGGCGGCATGACGACTGCCCCGCCGACCAGGGGCAGAGGGTCATCGGCCGCATGACCAGCGGCGGCGGCTACCGCGTCGTCGTCACCGAGCTGTGGTGCGACGAATTCCGCGCCTACGAAGTCGCCATCGACGGCGACCGCGTCCACTACACCGAGGACCGCGAGCAGGCCATCACGGTCGCCCGCTGGTGGATGGCCGGCTGCCCGGCATGACCCCCCGCTGCGGCGGCAGCGGCTTGCCCCAGAGGCAGGCCAGTGTCGCCCCCGCACACTCCGCCGCCCGGCGGCCCCCGGGCAGGAGATCGAGATGACCCCCACCATCACCCCCAACATCGGCTTGGCCGTCGGCACGTCTGGCGCCGAGAACACCGTGACCGAGACGGTCCAAGCGCTGGAGCGCTTTGGCTTTAACCTGCTGGCCCTCCGCGTGGCGCAATCGAGCACCGAGCGCACCGTGATCGCGCAAGTCAGCTCCCCGTCGGCGTGGGGCATCGACAGCCTCCAGGCCACGGCCGTCTACGCTCTGGCCGTGCAGCTGGGCCAGCAGGCGATCGGGGTTTTCGAGGCCCGCCGCGGGCACGGCGAGCTGATCGGGCCTGACGCGGCCGCCTGGGGCGAATTCGACCCGACCCAGTTCCTGACGATCGAGGGCCGCCCGCTCTGCCCGCCCCGCAAGGCCCCCACCTGGGCCGGCGCGACCCGGGACCAGTCCGAGGACCGGGCGCAGCCCTTCAACCTGGCCCAGCTGGCAGCGCTCGGCGCGTCTGCTGCCTGATAGCACGCGCCTATCGGCTGGCCAGTGTGATTCAAACAATCAACTGGCCAGTCCGGCTGTCCTGCCGATAATCCAGTCATCGCAACGCCACTCAGGAGATCAGTCATGTTCCTCCCCGTACCCGACCCCGCTCGCGTCGAACGCGTGCAGTCCACGCTCAACCTCGACCCGCTCCAGGCCTACCGGCACGAGCAGTCGCGCCTGATGGCAATCAACGCGCTGCAGCGCAGCGGCCGCTGGCCCTTCCCCCGTGGCGTGATGGTTTACCCGACCCCCGCCCCGGGCCCGACCGAGCCCGCCCTGTCCGTCGCCGAGCTCGACACCCTGCCTCAGGCGGCCCTGTGATGGACTACGACCGCCGCCCCCGCGCCTGGGCCGAGCTGGCCCGGGACCCCGACATGTGGCTGCTCGCCGTTGCAGCTGCCGCAGTTCTTCTCATGATCACCGGAGTCATCTAATGCCCACGTCCGCACAAATCGCAACCCGGGAGCAGCTGCTCTCTGGCATCCGCTCCGCCCGCGAGACGGGCTCGTACGTCATCGCCCGTGCCCGCCAGGGGCGGATCTACGACTACAGCACGCACGCCTCAATGGCCCGCGCCGAAGAGCGGTTGGCCATCCTTCGCCGGCTGGTCGCGGCTGACCCGGAAGGGTACGCGACCGAGTCGCACCAGCTGCTCGGCCCGGTGGGGGCGTGACCATGCAAGCCCTCATCAACGCCCTGCAGTGGGCCCTCGACCAGATCCCCGACGACCCGGACCCCGAGCATCAGCAGGCGCTCGCATCCGCACGTGCTGCGCTGACTGACGCTCTCGGGATGTTGCCTGTGTACGCAGTAGCGGCGGACCGCGCCACGGGCGAATGGCTGACCACCCCCAAGTTCGCCGGCCGGTATGAGTACGCCAGTGACTGGGCCACCCGCCGCGACACCCGGACGACGCATTTCGACACCTACGAAACCCCCGACGGCGCCACGCGCGCCATCATCGTCCATTGGAGCAACTGACATGCGAGTAACCGATCACGACCTCCCCCGGGCCAAAGAGGTCCTGGACGCCTACGTGGCCCGCAACGGGGGCCTGCAGCTCGACGCCGAGCAGACCAAGCAGCTGGTTGGCTTGATGGTGTCCCTCTGCTCGACGGGCATCAGCGCCTCTCTGGCGGCCGACGACATCGAGGACGAGTGGGGGCGCAAGATCGGCGATTACATGACTCAAGTGGGTCACGTGATCCTGGTCCGCATCTGCCAAGTGCCGAAGCTCGACCTGCTCGCGCTCATGCAGTCGATCAACAAGGACATTTCCGACATCGCCTCCGGCCGACCTGTCTAGACCAGCCGCCCGGTCTGCCGCGGGCCCCTACGGGGGCTTTTCTTTTGCCCGGTCAGCGGCCGCAGCCGAACATGCTCATCCGGAATGACCGTGGGACTGCGATCGCAGGCGGCTGCGTGTCCGGCGGCCGGTGGTTCTTCTTTCGGCCGTTGCAGCTGGCGTCGATCAGCACGAGGTTGTCCTGCACGTGCAGCCCGCACACGTCCTTGCCCTTGAGGGGCAGCCAATGGTCCACGACAACCCGCAGCCCCCAGGACCGAAGAGCACGCGCAAGTCGGTACACTCGGGCCACAAGTTCCGAGGACCTCCAGCCTGCCTGCGCCGCCCTTCGTATCCGCCGCTGGGCGGCATTGTTCGCGGCCACCTTCTCCCTGTTGCCCTGGGCCCACCTCTTGACGCTTTCCCTGTTCGCGTCAGGGTTTCTCTGCCTCCAGGCCCTGACCCTCTCGGCGTGCCTCTGCGGGTCCTGCTCTCGGTATCGAGCCGCGGCTTCGGACTTGCACTGCCTGCACCATGACTGGAGCCCGTCACTGGCGGACGTGCTGGCGTGGAACTCGTGTCGGGCCTTCTCCAGGCCGCAAGACAGGCACCGTTTCATGGGGCTGCCGAGATAATCCTGTCCTGCATTTCTTTCTTCGCCGGTAATACCCTCTCCCATATATCCTGCTCGACGGTGCCGGCCGCAATCAGCACGTGCACATATACCGTGCTGGCCCTCGTTCCGGTGCGATGCAGTCTCCCGTTCGTCTGGTCATACAATTCCCTGTCTTCCGGGACGCTGACCCAGACAATATCGTTCGAGACTAACTGCAAACCATCCACCCCGTGACCGGCGGATTTAGGGTTCAAAACGAGATACTTAACCCCGCCCGATATAAACCTCTCGATCGCACCCTTCTGGTTGATCTCGACCATTCTCTTACCCAGCTTGGCTTTCAGCCTCCTCAGCTCCTCAATCCACTGATACACGATCACGGCCGGGGTATCTATGGATTCCAGAAGCTCTTCAAGCTCTCCCATCTTGACCTCGTCCACGTCGACCGGGTCTGCCTCCGAATCGACGTCCTGGCCACGGTAGACGAAGCCGGTGCAGACTTGCCTCTTGCGGGCATGCACGACGGCCGCATTCGGGCAGACCACGTCACCCCAGCAAGAATGCCTTTCCAGGGCCTCCAGGGCCTCCCTGGCGCGTCCTGAGGGCTGGATCCACCTCGGCACCTCCACCAGGGGCACCCGCAGGCTCTTCGGGAGGCTCACGCAGACCCTCGCGCAGACTTTTGCGAACTCGTCTGCGAGGTCGGGCCTGACCCGCCAGCTGTAGACCTGCCCGCTCCTCCAGTCCTTGGCCTTCGCCTCGCACCAGGTCTTCCTGAACTCGGTCAGGCTCTTCCCGAGTATTCCCGGCTCGACCAGATCCACCTGGGCATATATCGCCTCCTCATGATTAGAGGCCGGTGTCGCGGTCAATAGCAGAAGATTCTCCACCTTGCCCAAACGCTTGACCACGTGCCTCGCCGCTTTCGACCTTTCGCTCTTGTGGTCCTTGATGAAAGACGACTCGTCCAATACCAGTGTGTCGTACGGCCAGCTCCCGCCGAATGCCTTCACGACCCACGGGAAAGCCTCCCACGAGCAGACGTGTATGTATCCCCCGAGGCCCTCTATATCCCCCCTCGCCCGCCTCTTATCCCTAAACTCGAGACCTTCGGTCCCGCGTTTCAGGCCAAGCATCTCGAAAGGGATACTCCTGACGCCCGGTGCCATCCATTCCAGGTGGGCCCACGTGTTCCACACCGATATCGGTCCCGACCAGCTGCTCGTGGCCACGAGCCTCGGCGCGACGATCAGGCACCGGCCCACCGTCAGGTCCTGCACGCCTTCTGCCAGCCACGTCGCCGCGAGGACGGTCTTGCCCTCTCCCGTGGGCAGGGTCAGGACCTTCTTCCTGACGCCCCTGATCCGCTCAAGGACCTTTGCCTGGCCTTCGCGTGGGGTCCACACCCTCGCAGTCATCGGGCAGCCTCCTCGGACCATTGTCTGACAATCTGTCCGACCTGCTCAAAGTCTGAGACCACAGCCACCCGCATCCCAACCGATTCCCATTCTCGAATCCGGTGGGACTGAAGTGGCCTCGGTCTCTGCCCGGGGGCCTTCACCTCGACCAGCCCGACGACCGACGCCGACCCGCAGACGGGGCACGGGCTCCTCCTCGGAATGACCACAAGGCGGTCAGGGTCTCCCGCTCGGCCGGGGCTGACGTGCTTGGCCGCGATACCGCCCGATCGGGAGACATCCCGGACCAGCCTCGACTCGACTTTGGACTCCCTCAAGTGCGGACCTTTCTCGATTGGTTACATGTCACGTCTTGTTCCTGTTCCGAATGTTCCGAAGTTCCGAAGTTGCTGGACCGCCTTATATGCGTATTTTTTTCTGCGCCGCATGACGACACCCGCAGAAAAAAACAGAGCGGAGCTCATGTGCGGACACTAAAACTTCGGAACATTCGGAACATTCGGAACATTCCTTTAAAATCAACGACTTACAGTGTTCCGAAGTTTGATCTGTTCCGAACTTCTTCGGAACAGACCCCCGACGTGGCCCGGCCCGGCTCAGAAGTCGTCCGAGAGACACCAGGAAAGAGCGTTCCGAACTTCGGATTCGTCCCCTCCGCGGATTTCTCCCGGCCTCACCCACACCCTGCTCGTCCCCTCTCCGATCCTCATCTTTTTGAAGAAGACGAACCCGGCAGAGCCGATCAGATTGCCCAGACGGGAGGTCCTGATGTCCGTCCCGAGGGACTCCAGGTGCGCGTGGACGTGGCTTGAAGTGACAGCTTTTCGCCCGGCCAAGAGCTCTTCGACGGCCGCCTGGGCATCTGTCTTGGTCAGCTCGATGACCCTCGCCCTGGCCTCCGTGACGGGCGCCCGGCCGTTCGGGTCGAACTCCGGGTGCATCTTGACGTCCTCGATCAGCCAACGGCGAAGCTGGCCCCGGCTGGCCTTGCAGACCGCGAACAGGTTGTTGTAGAACCCCTCTTCGCTGAGTGCCCGGGCGGCCTCCGTCCCGATCGCAGACTGAAGAAAGAAGTACCGCCTGTCGGTCTCGGTGATCGGGATCCCGTCGGCGTGGTTCGACAGGACCAGGTAGCTGACGTAGTTGACGATCTCGTACGGGTCGACGCCTTTCTTGTGGACGCTGATTCGGTCATTCGTCACGGGTGCCTTGAGCACCTCACCGACGTCGTACCGGTGGCCCGTCTGGTGGGCCTCCTCGACCACAGTGAGTGCTCTCCCCGCGGCCCAGCCTGTGAAGTCGCTCACCAGGTCACGCCCGGCCACCCGTCGGATGTTGGGCGCTCCCATGACCCACTCCAGGAGGTCCGCCAGGAAGCTCTTGCCGGCCCCCTCGACACCGTAGATGTATGGCGCCCACCTGACCTTCTTCCCCGGGTGGCGAACGACGTGGGCCATCCACGACAGGAAAAGCTCACGCTCTCGCTGGTCCGGCAGCATCCGCTCAAGGTGGGACATGACCATACGCACCGCGGCCTCGCCCCCTGGCTCGCAGGCGGGGGCGCTGTCGGGGTCGTACAGGTTCACGTACGTGGCCTTGTCCTGCTCGAAGATCTCGCCCTCGGGCGGCGCGTAGATGGTCCTGTCTACCGTCCTGATGGCCCACGCGTGAACCGCGTACTCGCTGGCCCTCTCGCGAAGACTGATCGTGCCGTTACGCAGGGGCATCTTGTCCGTATGCTCGGCGTCGAATGCCCTGCTGTCGAGCGCGGCCTTGCGGTCGAGGCTGAAGAACACGCCCTCGGACTTGACATAGACCCACCTCGACAGCCACTCGGGCCCGGACGGGCTGCCCGAGTCCGCCGACCAGCCACCGGTCGGCTTCAGCATCTTGCGCACGTCATCCCGCTTCTGCGGCGACCCGAGATCCTTGAACCGCTGCTGGACGGCGACCGTCAGCGACCCGTTGCGGTCGGTGTCGTCGATCGTCGTGTCTTCCCTGACGACGGCCACGACATCCTTGAGCGACTCCACGTCCCCGCATCCGAGGACCCTCTCGACGAGGGTCTTGACATGCTCGCTACGCTCTTGTCGCTTCTGATCCCTCTTCTCCTGCTCGACCTTCTCCCGCTGGTCGCGTGTCTCCGACAGGAGCCCCGCGAGCGTGGTCACGCGGCCGCTGAGGCCGAACGTGTCCCACTTGTCAGAGCATGCTCCCTCCTGGAAACCGGCGAACTCACGGCTCCACATGTCCCACTCTTGGAGAGCCTCCTGGGACCCGTTGCACTGATGGTGGAGGACCTGCCCGACGCGTATCCAGTCCTGGTATGCGGACCCGTCGAGGTGGGGCAGGACCTCGTCCACGACCCGCTGCAGGTCCCACCCACGGACGACCGGGTGCTCGGCCTGCTCGAAGAAGTCGAGCGCGTCGGGGTCCATGTCGGCCGCTGACGGCCCGACCCTCGACGATCGTGTCGACGCCTCCTTGACCTGGCCCACGTGCTGGGACAGGAATTCCTTCAGCTGCTGGCCCTGGTCGGGGCCGATGTCCGACCGCAGCGCGTGTCCCGTGATCGCGAAGTACCGCCCGCTGGTGTAGATCTCGATCCCCGACTTGTGGTCAGCCTGGCTGTCCACCGATGACGGAGCGAAGACGAGGCCCTTGACGCCCGTCCCGCTGGGGGACACCTCCCAGTAGCCGTGCATGCTCTCGACCGCCGACTTGGCCAGCTGGTCGAGCTCGCCCGTGGCCGGGTCTCGGTGGTCGTCGAGGTCGACACCGACGACACCGTCGCTGGCGTCGAGGACGAAACCGACACCTTCGAAACGGTCGCCCGAGTCGATGTATGCGTCGACAGCGTCGTCGAAAGACGACCACGTGGCCGGGTCAGTGCTGGACGCCGGCCCGCCTCGGATGTTCTTGGGCACCTTGGCCCACTTCTGCGCGCCCTTCGACGTGGTCCTCAGCTCGTACCGCCAGAGGATCCACCTGTTCTTGTTCTGGAGGTCCTTCGGGATGCTGTCGATCCGAAGGTTGATCGTGTCCGGTTTCGGTGGAGTTGTGTACTCGATGGTCATGCTCACCTTTCGGTGTTGAAACGCAACCGCCGCAGCGGCCTCATTTCCTGCGGCCCTTGCGGCGGGGGTGGGGATTATGGGGGCGACAGCCCAGCTGTCACAAGCTGGCGAATCGATACAGGAGCGAGCCGACTACCCATAGCCAGATGATCGCCGACAGGACGATCGCTGTCACGGCCAGGCTGTCCCAATTGACCCGCTGGCGCACGACCTGGATCAGCGAGGCGGCCCTCCTCGGACGCTGCCGCTCTTCATCGGACGCTACCGGACGCTGACGCTGGCCGTTGCGGATTGGCCACGGGAGGACGCGCCCCGACGCGCACCGCTGCGCGCCGCCGGTCCTCAGCTCGCGCCAGGCCCGCTGTCGCTGCTGCTCGAACTCGAACCGGGACGGGACCCAGTCGGACGAGGGTAGGGTGTAGTCACTGTTGGGCATGCTGTCGCTCCGCGTACCGCACGCCGGCCTCGAACCAGTCTTCGATGGTCATCTCACCGGGCAACGTGTGCCGGTCGAGATCCTGGAATTCCGCGTGGATTTTCGTGCCGTGGATCGGCTTGGGCGGGGGCTCGGCGTGGGGGCGCAGCGGCAACAGCAACTTTGCCAGACATAGCGCGATGTTTTCGCACCCCGGCTCCCACCGCTGCGCCGCAGTTTCGATGCGGTCCCATTGGTAGGTTGCGGTGCCGTCCGCATTGATCCGGCAGATTTCGTCGTTCGCAACCGCGACAAAAGGTACGCGGTCTGAATTCACGGTGAGGTTTTCATTCATGGTTCTTCTCCTTCAGCGCGGCCTCGATAGCGCGGGCGAAGTCTTTGAATTCGGCCAAGTCAAATTCGTTGTGGCAGTAGGGCATGAAAGAATCAATCTCCTCCTCCGTCAGCCCCTGCCACTCGCGGCGGGGTGGGTGGGTGTCGAGAGGTTGAATGAACCCGTCGCAATCGCGCCGCGCGTCTTCCTTGTCGAAGTACATCGTTTGTCTGTCGGTCAGCCACGCCACCGGCTGAATCGGCTGCTCCTGCGTGCGGCGCCCGAGCGGGATCGAATGGTCTTGAAAGACGGGGCTGGGCTGCTCCAGCGCGACGCGGAGGGCGGCGATGACTCGACCACCTTCGTCCACTTCACTGTCGCAGCGATTACACCTGTGACCGTGTTCGCTGGTGCAGTTATCCAACGCCTCCAGCGCCTGCTGCAGCAGCTCCACGGGGACGGTTCTCAGGTCACTCATGGTTCTTCTCCTTCATCGCGGTGCGAACGTGGCCTCTGCAAACCACATGTCCGGCGGGTCCATGCGGTAGTCGATACTGTCCACGCGGTAGCGTGTCGTCCCGTTGCCGTTCGGCAGAATCAGGTAGTCGCCAACCTTGATGCCGTGGCCCCAGCCGCTGAGGCGCAACCGCCGACCGCCGTCAATCACCGCCATCGTGGCGTAGTCGTGGCCCCATGTGCGCCGCGTGTAGTCGTGTGTCTTCTGCGCGGCGGGGACGGTACGTGTGTCGGTCATTCTTTGCTCCTTGCGCGAATGGCTTCAGCGCAGTCACCAGCACCACTCTCTGCGTCAGTTCTCAGGCTTGGGAGGCGCTTCCCTTCGCGCTGGCAGTATTCCTCGCTGATGTCATCGCACACCTTCGCACACGCTTCGCGCTCCGCAGCGGCGACGAGCGCGGCGAAGCGCTCAAGCAGCGCCAGCGTCCACGCGTCAAGCTGACCCGTGTGCCCCGGGTAGTCATCGGTCACAACGCGGCGATGCGCCTCCCGCGCGAGGCGGATGATGTCTTCGGGGGTCATTTCAGTCCCTCCTGACGCACGCTCATCAGCGTGCGAGCGATAGAGTCGTACTTCGGGTCACCGGTGTTCTCGGCAGCGCGTTCGCACGCGGCGGCTCGGTCCTCCAGCAGTCGGCTCCAACGCTCACTCTCCGCAGCGGCGACGAGAGCAGCGAAGCGCTCTACCTCGTCGTGCCAATCGGCGCCCTCGATGAACACGCGGTCGCCCTCGACGCTGTTGTGGCACAGCACGTTGCCGAGGTTCGCCTCCCGCGCCATGCGGATGATGTCTTCGGTTTTCATTCCTTGCTCCTTGCTCGGATCGCTTTCGCGTAGTCCTTTGCGTGCCAGCCCCAGCAGTCTGGACCTTCTCCGTCTTCGTCAGTCTGTTCACACACCTTCGCACACGCCTCACGCTCCGCAGCGGCACCGGCCTCGTAGGCCAGGGCGGCGAAGCGCTCAAGTTCCGACCACTTGAGCAAGCCCGTTTTGCTTATCCAGGCCATCGGCAGGCCCGCCTCCCGCGCGAAGCGGGTGATGTCGTCGGGGGTCATGCTTGCCCCTCCGCCTTGGCGATGGCGGCGCGTGCCGCTTGCAGCGGAACATTGGTTTCGTGGCCCCAAGGCTCTGCGTAGTAGTAAATCGGGTAGACCTTGCGGAACTCTTTTTCCAAGTTCTTCAACGCCTCCAGCAGTTCAGGCGCAGCCGCGATCAGGCGGGCGTTGGCCTCTGAACCTCCGTATGCTTCTGCCCATTCGTGGGGGGCAACGGGAATAAGAACGCTTTTACGCTCTAGTTTCCACGGCCCCGGTGTGTGCTTGCTCATTCCTTCTCTCCTTCCGCCTTGGCGATGGCGGCGCGGGCCCGCTCGAAATCTTCTCGCATCAGACCGACGATGGCGCCGCCATCCGTGAGCGTGGCCGAGGCGAACGGGCGCAACGCCTCCAGCAGCTTGACATTCTTCTCCCGCTCCTTGGCGTACAGCCGACACACAGCCTCCGTGTCTAGGCGCTCACGCTCGATGCGTTCGGCGGGGGTCTCGCCCTCCTTCAGGTACGGCTCGCATGCGGCGACTAGGGCGTGCAACCGGCGCAGTCTGGCTGCGACTTGCTCTCTTGTCCACGCCCTCGTGGCGCGGCCCTCAAGAGCATCGGCCAGCCACAGGGCTTCGGGTTGTTCTTTCATTCCGTCACTCCAAAGTTGAATGCGATCAGTTGGCAGAACAGACGGTACTGCTCCAGCGCCTCGCGGTTGTTCTTGTGCGTCTCCTCGATTGCCGCGCTGAACTCCCGCACCGTGCCTGTGAAGCACCCGCAGTTGACCCGCACGCCGATCTTGCTGTCGCGGTGCGCCGTGGTGAAGCGCCCGCTCGACTTGGCTGGGCCGATGACGAGGTAGTCGCTGGTCTTCTCGATCACTGCGTCGCCGTAGACCAGAGCGTTGCCGGAGACCCGAGCGTCGCCGTAGACCTGAGCGTTGTTGTAGACCTGAGCGTTGCCGGAGACCTCAGCGCCGCCGTAGACCAGAGCGTCGCCGTAGACCAGAGCGTCGCCGTAGACCAGAGCGTCGCCGTAGACCTGAGCGTTGCCGGAGACCTGAGCGTTGCCGTAGACCCGAGCGTCGCCGTAGACCCGAGCGTCGTCGTAGACCCGAGCGTTGCCGTAGACCTTGGCGTTTTCAGTTACGTTCTTCACTTCTCCCATCCTTTCTTCACTGAAATCATCAACATCAGGATCCCCATCAGGAACAGCGCCCAGGTGCTGGGCTCGGGGATCGGCTCTGTGAAGCCGCCACGCATGGGCGGCAGGGGCGGCACCGGCTGGTGCCTCTCATCGGTCTCCAGGGGCGCGAAGGTCAGGCTCTGCCCGCCACCTCCGGGGCCACCGGGGATCTCGATGCGGATCTCAGGCAGCTCCTCGGAGCGCTGCGCGCGGCTCACGCGGGTGATGCGGGACACGTTGCGGCAGACCGTGGGCACGATCAGGCAGTGGCCCTCCTCGCAGTACACGAGGCCGCGCTCGACCAGCCCGGAGGGCCAGTTGCGCGAGACGCGCCGGCAGATGCGGCCGTCCCCGAAGTGCATGTCGCGTAGGTTGTCGTACAGGAACTCGCCCCTGATCTCGTCACGCGTGATCTCCGCCACCTCGTCGTACTGGCGAGCGAACATGCGCGCCTTGAGCGTGGCCCTGACGTCGGCGGGGATGTCCGTGTAGCGGTCAACCGCGGACACGACGTCGCCCATGAACGGGTCTAGGCCGGGCCTGTCCCAGCTGCACGTGGCCACTGCTGCGGCGAGGGCCGCGGATGCGATCACGCGCCGCTCCCCGTGGCGACGACGATCACCGCAGCGACGGCGAGCATCCACACGATCGCTGCCGCGAGGACGATCCTCAGGCCCACGCACGTGCGAGTGCTGTCCTCGACATAGGGCGGCTGCTCGGGGTCGATTCGCTTCATCTCGTACTCCTTTTAAATGCGGGCCCCGGCCTTGCGCGCCGCGGCCACGATCTTGATCGCCTCCTTCTGAGGCACGTGCCCGAAACGGATCGCCGAGGCCAGCGCCTGGCTCTTCCTGGCCCACTCACGAGCGAGCTCGGTGTGGGTCTTCGGCTTCGGCTTCCTGGCGTTCGGCTTGGCACCGAGCGCGTACACCGGCCGCGGGTAGACACGCCCGTGGAACGCGACCCTGGTCCACTCGCAGATGTGCAGACGCCGGTTCTCGATCGGCTCTCGGCACATCCTGTTCAGAGGCTTGCGCACGGCCTCTTGACTCAGGCCGGTCTCCTCGACGACGTCGTGGAGAGTGCCCCTGCCAAGCGTCTGCAGGGCCAGGATGACGCTTTCGACGACCGCACCCCAGGGAGTCACGACACGTTCTCCTTGGCCCACACGACGTACGTTTCGAGGTCGGGGAACATGACCCCGCCCTTGGCCATGACGCACCCGTCGGGCGTCCAGACGGAGATCTCAGACATCAGCACCCACCCGCGCAGGCTCAGAGCCCTGTGGACCCCGAAGGGCCGCAGCACGAACCCGAGGATCGGGCAGGGGATCACGTTCTGCAGCTCCCCGCCGGTCCCGTAGCAATGGACCAGCATGGCGTAGGCGCCGGACTCGACCGGCATCCACTCTTCGTCCTCGCCGACGTCGGGGTTGGGGGCTGCGCTGGGCCCCAGGAAGTTCGGTCTCAAGTTGATCTCCGTTCGGTTGAAGGACAGCCTCGCTGTCGTCGCAGCTGAATGTAATCGACAAGAGTTGCCAAGCAAAGCCCGGGCTGGACAGTAGGACAATCTGCGTGTTACTTTGTGCAAACTATGGCAAGCCAACTGTGGGAGCGCCTGAGGGCCGCCAGGCGTTTCGCTGACATGACCCAGGCCCAGCTCGCTGCCGCATGCGGGATCACCCGCAGCGGTTACGCTTTCTTCGAGTCCAAGGACCCCAACTCCCGGTCGCGCCCCAGTGCCGAACAGGTGATGGCCGTATCCCGCCTGACGAGGGTCCCGATCGAGTGGTTGATGAACGACGCCGCGGACCCGGGTGACGTGTGGAAGATCGGAGTCGTGTCGTCCACGGGCCCGCAGGCTGCGCCTGCTCTAGGGCCCACTCACGCAGGCCACTCTGGCACCTTCCTGGGTCACCCCCTGCGTCGCGCAACGGACCGCCCGACACGTGCCGAGGAGACGTTCTGGCGTGCCGTCGAGTACCACCTGGTGCAGACCAACCCTGAGCACGAGGGCTGCTTCGACGTGGAGGTGTCCTCACATCCGTTCCCGATGCGGGTGAGGTATAAGCACGGGAAGACGATGTGCTGCTACACGGGCAATTCGTCGATCGACTCGCTCACTTTCCACATGGGCAGGCTCCTGCTCTATGAGCGAGCCCTGGCGCAGGCGTTCTCGAAGCACCTCGTCGTGTGGTCCAAAGACGTGGTCGACTACAACGGCACCCTGGAGACGGCCAAGAACCTGTTCGGGGTCTCGATCCGACAGGTCAGCACCGCCGAGGAGGCGGCCGCGTACCTGATCTCGTTGGAGTAACCCAGCGCCCGTGTCGGGAATACAACCACATTGTCAGGAGATGACAGTTATACTGGCGTGCCACCAACGGAGGACAGCTTGACCACCAAACTGTATGCGAACCTGGTGCCCGGAGTGCGAGTCCTGTACAGGACCCCCCGAGGCGTCCAGGAGGGACTGGGCGAGATCGCCCGAGTGCTGCGGACCGGCCGCGGCTACTGGTTCGAGATCAAGGACGTGCACACCGGAGCGGTGGTGCGTGTCCGCGCGGCCGCGCTGGAGGTGCTGCCGTGATCAAGATCGAATTCAGCGGTGCCTCGCTGGACGAGGTGATGGCCGCCGCCGAGCGCGCGGTCAAGGAGTGGCGGGCGCCCGTCACGCAGGACGTGTGGACCGCGCCGGGCTTGGTCCGCGTCCCCCCTGCCCCGCCTGCCCCGCCTGCCCCGCCTGCCCCGGTCACGCTGGCCGCGGAGGACGTGGCCCTGGTCGACGAGATGGCCGGCGTGGAACCGCCCCCTCCCCCGCCCGCGGCTGACGAGGAGGAGGTCCGTGTGCAGATCCGAACGCTGCTGACCCCGCACATGCGCGGCGAGCGATCGGCCGAGGCCCGCGCCCTGATCAAGCGTTTCGGCCCCGACGGCCTCAAGTCGGTCCCGAGTGACAGCCTGGCTGCCTTCTTGGCAGCTGCGAAGGAGTTCTGCAATGTCTGACGAGAGCACCGAACTGACGATGGACCTCGCCGCGCCGAGCGTGGTGATCGTGCTGCAGGACAACCTCAAGACGGGCGAGCTGGAGATCGGCGGCGTGCAGAAGCCGTTCGAGTTCAACCCGCGCAGCGCCGCCCACGTGGTGGGCAAGTTCCTGGCCGAGAACATGGACCAGATCCTGGCCGCCGCTGCGTCCCAGGCCTCGGTCAACCGTCCCGACGTGGGCGAGTCGATCATCGGTCCCGACCGTGAGCGGACGATCCTGGTCGAGAGCGGCCGCCGCGACCTGCTGGCCGGGAGCGACGAGTGACCGATGCCGCGCCGAGGGCGCATGCGAAGCTCAGCGCGAGCGGGTTCAAGAAGTGGTCCGCTTGCACGATGAGCGCCTACATGGAGCGCGACATCGAGGACGAGGACAGCGACTACAGCCGCGAGGGGACGTGCGCACACGCTGTCGCAGAGACCCGGCTGAGGAACTACCTGGGCCAGGGTCCGCACGACGACGAGTCTTTGGTCCCCGACTACAGCGAGTTCTACAACCGCGAGTTCAGCGACCACATCGACACGTACGTCGAGTACGTGATCAAGACGATCGAGGAGTGCCGCAAGAAGTACGGCCCGAAGAACGTCGTCGTGATGCTGGAGCAGCGCCTCGACTTCAGCCAGTGGGTGCCGGAGGGTTTCGGCACGGGCGACGTGGTGATCATCATGCCCGGCCGGGTGATCGTGATCGACCTCAAGTTCGGGCAGGGCGTGCGCGTCACGGACAAGGGACAGCTGCGCCTGTACGGGCTGGGCGCCTACCACGCGTACCACCTCCTGTACGACTTCAGCCAGGTCGAGGTGGTCATCCACCAGCCCAGGCTGAGCAACGTCGCCGCGGAGACGCTGGACGTCGAGGGCCCGGAGGGGATCCTGGCGTGGGCCGACGAGCTGGTCGTGCCGCGGGCAGCGATCGCGTGGGCTGCGCTGCACGGCGACTTCAGCCAGGCCAGATTCTCGCCTGGTGAGCACTGCTCGTCGGGGTTCTGCAAGGCCCGGTTCAAGTGCGCGGCCAGGGCTCGGTACATGTTGGAAGCGGCCGAGCAGCCGTGGAGCCTGCGCGACCCCGAGGAGCTGACACCCGAGCAGCTGGAGCGGGTCTACGACAGGGCTGCGATCGCGACCAAGTGGATGGGCGACGTCAAGTCGTACCTGGTCAAGAGCGCCAGCCGTGGGCTGATCGAGTTGAGCAGGTACGAGGTCGTCGAGGGGCGCAGCAACCGTGTCGTCAGGGATCCCGTCAAGGCCGCGCACGTGCTGATCCACAACGGGTACAAGCCCGGCGAGATCTACAAGGACCCGGAGCTGGTCAACCTGACCCAGCTGGAGAAGCTGGTCGGTGCGAAGAACCTGACCGAACTCCTGGGTGACCTGCTGCACAAGCCCCCGGGGGCCCCGACCCTGGCCCCGAAGGGCAGCGGCAGGAAGGTCACGTCCGCGTCCAAGGGGGACGCAGACGAAGCGTTCGGTCACCTCGACTGATCGCCCGCCGCCGGCCGGACGCCGGCAGTCAACCGAAAGTCAACGATGGCAACCGAGAAACCGAAGGCAACGACCGTGCGTCTGGGAGGCGAGAAGGGCAAGCCCGTCCGCTTCAGCTACCTCCACGTGTTCCGCCCTCACCTGAACACGCAGAACAGCAAGGAGGAGTACAGCGTCCAGCTGCTGATCCCGAAGGCCAACTCCGAGGACAAGGCCGCGCTCGACGCCGCCTACAAGGAGCAGCGCGACCTGTACATCAAGCACGAGGGCAAGCCTGGCCCCGAGTTCCACTGCCCGATCAAGGACGGCGACAAGCTGACAGACAGCAAGGGCAACCCGAAGCCGATCCCCGGCGTGTGGGTGGTCAGCGCCAAGACGGCCGCCGAGGACAAGGACGGCAACGCCCTCCCGGCGCCCCAGGTCGTGGGCATGGAGCGCGACTCCGAGGGGAAGCTGAAGACCCTGACCGAGTCCCAGGTCAAGAGCGGCGACTGGGGTCGCGCGTCGATCAACTTCGCCTTCTACCCGAAGGGCAAGGGCGGCGTCGGCGTGTACCTGAACAGCCTGCAGAAGGTCCGCGACGGCGAGGCGCTGGGCGGTTCGCGACGCAGCGCCGCTGACGAGTTCGACGATTTCGACGACGAAGACGACCTCCTGAACTGAAAGGAACCAGCATGATCCTCAAGCTCGAACTCTCGCTGGAAACGGTCAACGCGGCTTTGAACGCGCTGAACCTCCTGCAGCAGAACACCGCCAACGCGCTGACCACGATCAAGGTCCAGGCCGAAGCGCAGCTCCCGCCCACTGGCGACTTCCCCACGCTGCACGACGAGGTCAGCGAGGGCGGCACCACCTACTGACGGAACAACCGGGCCGGGGGATCTCCTAAGCGCCGCTGACCACGGTGCTGCCAAGGCCCGCCATGCTAGCCGGAAAGTCCCGATCGAGTTCAACTTTCTCGGCATGCACAAACTGCTCCCCTGGGGTAACAACAACAGCAGGATGGCGGGCAATCTGGTCGCTTAACAACGGAGAAGTCATGAAGCCTCTTGTGATCTACCACGGAAATTGCGCCGACGGTTTTAGCGCCGCCTGGTGCTTTTGGCGCAAGTACGGCACGGGCGCCGACTACCACGCTGGCGTGTACCAGCAGGACCCACCCGACGTGCGTGGGCGGGATGTGTTCCTCGTGGACTTCAGCTACAAGCGGGCCGTCGTGGAGCAGATGTTGACGACGGCCAATCGCGTCACACTGATCGACCACCACAAGACGGCCATGGATGACCTGCTGCCACTGCGCAGTTTGGATTACGGCGACCGTTTCGGTTGGTTCTGCGATTTGAACCGCAGCGGCTCCACGCTGGCCTGGGACTATCTGTTCCCGGGCGAGGACCGGCCGCTGCTGCTCGGGCACATTGAAGACCGGGATTTGTGGCGGTTCAAGCTGCCCGGCACCCGCGAGATCCAGGCGCTCGTGTTTTCGCACGAGTACACGTTCGAGAACTGGGACCGACTGATGAGCGCGGACCAGGTCGAGCTGTTGCAGATGACCGCAGCCGGCGCGGCCATCGAGCGCAAGCACCACAAGGACGTGGCCGAACTGGTGGCGGTGTGCAAGCGGCGCATGGTGATCGGCGCCTATGACGTGCCGGTGGCCAGCTTGCCCTACACGCTGGTGAGCGATGCCGCGCACCTGATGGCGCAGGGCGAGCCGTTCGCGGCCTGCTACTGGGACACAGCCGAGGGCCGCGTGTTCGGCCTGCGTGCCGCCGACGAGGGCGTGGACGTGTCCGAGGTGGCGAAGCAGTACGGCGGTGGCGGGCACGCCAAGGCGGCCGGCTTCAAGGTCCCCCGAGATCATGCGCTAGCCAGGGCATGAGCATCGTACCGATCGACTTCGAGTCACGCAGTGCCACCGACATCAAGCTCGGTGTCGAGCGCTACTCGAAGGATCCCGAGTGCGAGGCTCTGATGCTGGCCTTCCGCATGCCGGACATGGCCGTGCCAGTCGTGTCCCACCGCGGGCCGCACCTGTCCGACGACTGGTGCCGACGTCAGGAGCTGGAGCAGCTGCTCGACCACGTTGCCTCGGGCGGCCGCATCCGGGCCTGGAACGCGATGTTCGAATACAACATCTGGGCCAACGTCTGCGTGCCCAAGTACGGCTGGCCACCGCTGAAGCTGGAGCAGTGCGTCGACACGATGGCGCAGGCAGCGGCGATGAACCTGCCTCAGGCTCTGGGCAAGTGCGCCGAGGCGCTGGGCCTGCCCAGTGACCAGCAGAAGGACAAGCGGGGCAAGTACCTGATCCAGAGGTTGTGCGTGCCGCATCCGCCCACGCTCAAGCGCGCGGGGAAGTGGGTCGAGGACGAGAAGCTGTTTGCAGAGTTCGTTTCGTACAACGCCCAGGACGTGGTCACGGAGGAGGCTGTAGCCGCCAAGCTACGCCCGCTGTCCGACTTCGAGCAGGAGGTGTGGCTGCTCACGCAGAGGATGAACCTGCGTGGCGTGCCCGTGGCACTGGACGAGGCGAAGAACATTCGCAACCTGGTCGAGGCCGAGAAGGAGCGGCTGAACCGGGAGCTTAGAGGGATCACCGGCCGGCGGGTGTTGCGAGCCACCGATCGCAACGGGCTGCTGACATGGGTCAACGAGCAGCATGGCCTCGCCGAGCCGGTGACCTTCGACGAGGAGAAGGACACCGACGACCTGATGCCTGACATGACCGGAGACACGGTCGAGTCCGTGCTCAAGAGGACCGACCTGACGCCCGAGGTTCGCCGGGCGCTGGAGATCCGCGCCGCGGTGTGCCAGACGAGCACGGCCAAGTACGACCGGATCCTGAAGATCGCCGCCGACGACGGCACGATGAAGAACCTGTTCGTGTACCACGGCGCGGGCACCGGTCGGTGGGCCAGCCGAGGTGGCTTCAACGTGCAAAACATCGCTCGGCCCACGCTGATGGTCAACGAGAAGAAGGGCCTCGACGACATCGCCAACGCGCACGAGATCCTCGGCTCGGGCGACCACGAGGCCGCGATCCTGTTGTGGGGCGACGATGTCATGGACGCGGCCGTTAGCTGCATCCGCGGCGTGCTCAAGGCCAAGCCCGGGCACGATTTCATCGACGCTGACTATGCCAACGTCGAGGTCCGGGTGGCCGCCTGGCTGTCCGGCCAGCACGACCTGGTCGAGGCGTTCAGGGGCGGGCTCGATCCCTACAAGATGTACGCGGTGGACCTGTTCAGGGTTCCCTACGACAAGGTCACGAAGGACCAGCGCCAGTTCAGTAAGGCGCCCATTCTTGGCGGGATCTTCTCTCTGGGCGGCAAGGGCCTGGTGGACTACGCGATCCAGTACGGGGTCACGATGACCCTCGAACAGGGCGAGCAGGCGGTCGCTCTGCTGCGCAAGAAGTGGTCGAAGATCCGCGACTCTTGGTACGCCTGCGGCGACGCCTCGATCAAGGCCACGCAGAACCCTGGCGAGTGGTTCAAGGCCGGCGAGAAGCTGGCCCTGAAGGTCCACAAGAACTTCCTCTGGATGCGTCTGCCGAGCGGCCGCGTGATCGCCTGGTCGTCGCCTCGTGTGGAGATTCAGGACGCGCCCTGGTTCGAGGACTTCTACAACCCGGAGACGTGCGCCACCGAGAAGCGCAAGGCCCGCCGGCCGGTGGTCGCGGTCGAGTCTGTCGACACGTACACGCGCAAGTTCTGCCGGCACAAGCTGATCGGCAGCAGCATCTACCAGAGCGCTGTGCAAGGCACCGCTCGCGACATCCTGGCCCAGGGCGCGATGAACGTCGAGGCCGCCGGGTACCCGATCGTGCTGATGGCCCACGACGAGCTGATGGCCCACGTTCCCGAGGGCTTTGGATCCGAGGAAGAATTTGGGCGACTGATGTGCAAGCCTGCCGACTGGTACGCGGACCTTCCGCTGAGCTACGAGGCATATCGTTCGAGGAGGTTTAAGAAGTGAGCGAAGGAAAAGACACCAATCCAAAAACCGCGATCGGGGACAAGAAGGTCCCGCTGGCCCTGTGCTCGCCAATCGCGCACGCGCACTGGTCGCTGGCCCAGTACGCGGGCATGTGCAAGTACCAGGCGTGGAACTGGCGCATCGCCGGGGTGCGGTCGAGCACGTATATCTCGGCCATGAAGCGCCACCTGGACGCGTACGTGTCCGGCGAGGAGTACGACCCGGTCGACGGCACGCACCACCTGGGCAACATCATGGCCTGCGCAGCGATCCTTCTGGACGCGCAGGCCGCGGACAAGCTCAACGACGACCGGCCGCCGAGCGTGGGCCTGCGTGGCACGTACAAGTTCGTCGAGGACCAGATGGCCGTCCTGCGCGAGCAGTACAAGCACATCGAACAGAAGCCATTCACGATCGAGGACACCGTAGGCCAATGAACTACCGCACGATCGAGTTGGAAGTCATCCGATGGGCCGAGGCCCGCGGGATCATCCCAAACGCGTCGCCCGCGAGTCAACTGCTGAAGGCAGTCAGCGAGATGGGCGAGCTCTGTGATGCCGAGGGCAAGGGGGACCTGGACGCGATCAAGGACGCCGTCGGTGACGTGGTCGTTTGTCTCGTGAACTATTGCGCTTTGAAGGACATCGACCTTGTCCGGTGCTTCGCTGGCGCATACGAGCAGATCAAGGACCGCAAGGGCAAGCTCATGCCCGACGGCACGTTCGTGAAGGACTGACGTGGCCAAGGTCCGTCTGAGCGAGCACAGGATCGCAGACCTCGTGGCGGAGGGCCTGGAGGCCCAGCTGCGGGAGACGATCCGCCAGCGCCTGCAGCGTGTCGCTGACGCCGTCGTGAACGACGCAGCGGCCGCGATCGCCAGGAACCTGCGCACGCGCGTGGTCGAGTGGCAGGCTCAGTACGGGAAGACGATCCACCTGTCCCTGTTCGTGGACAAGCAGTGGTGCAAGACCGAATTCATGGAGACCAGACGATGAGTTTCGTTACCCCTCTCCCGCCCGTCAAGGTGCAGGTCCGCAGCGAGTACTTGTACGGACACGACCCGGACAAGCTCGGCCAGACGGTCGAGGGGATCTGGGTCAGCCTGAAGTCCATCCGTGGCCAGGCTTTCCGGTTCGAGACGTACCTGCCCCAGTACGGCGCGCTGTACGACAAGCTGCCGGTCAGCGCATTCCTGTGGCACGGCGACGCCCCTGCCGGCGAGCTGCTGCCCCTGGACATGCTCCAGATCTGGGACTGCATGAGCTACCACGTGGAAGTCGTCGAGAAGCCCCTGTTGAAGGGCCTGCGTGCGGAGTTCTTCGGCAAGGACCGCAAGCTGCACCCGGGCGAGTACATGCTCACGATCGACTCGTGCAGCCCCGACCCGAGGATCCCCGACTACGGCTTCACCGAGACGGCCGAGGAGCACAAGAGCTTCAACCTGATCAAGCTCGACAATGGCCAGTTCGCGCTGCAGCCGAACAACCGTTGCCGGTTCTTCGACCCAGCCCTCACGCACTCCGAACTCCTGCGCCCTGACTTCAAGGTCTGCACACAAGAGTACAGAGTTGAGAACACGTCCAAGTGGCGCCTGGGCGACACGTCGACCGTGACCTACGACGAGAGGGGCGAGCAATGATCTTTACCACGGGAGCGATCCTGGTGGCCTTCGGCTGGCTGATCGTCAACTTCTTCGGCGGACCGAACGCAATGCGGTGGAACCACGCGGATACGATCGGGGCCGTGTCTTTCATCCTGGGCGTCATGATGATCTGCACGTCTCTGCTGGTCCTCGCATGGAGGCACCTGCCGTGACTCTGCTCACCGTGCTCGGGACGGCCTCGTTCATCTTCGTCGCGTGGTTCACATGGAGTACCTACCACGGAGGGAAGGACCCCCGGGCCGCTATCATCGAGGCGTGGGCGAACATCGTCCTGGGGTTCTCGGTGAACTTCATCGCGAACCTTCTGATCCTCCCGCTGATCGAGGCGGAGATCACCCTGGTCCAGAACTTCTGGATGGGGTGGATCTACACTTCGATCAGCATCCTCCGCCAGTACGCCATTCGGCGCTGGTTTCAAGAGCGGCTTCACGCCGCGTCAATTCGGTTGGCTGGACGTGTCTGATGGAAATCATTCTCTACCTCCTGGCGGCCGCCGTCGTGGCCGCCCTCCTGGGCGTCATCCTCTTTCAGAGGAACGAGATCAGAAGCCTCCGCGGTTGGCTTTCCGACGAGTCCGGCAGGCACTACGAGACCCAGAAGCAGATGAAGGCTTTGGCTGCGAGGTACCGGAGGGAGAAGAGGGAGCTCGCGCTGGGTCTCATCGAGGAGGAAAGAGACAGGCAAAGCACACAGACTGGGAAAAGCTGATCGTCGAGTTCGTCCTCAGCAAGGACCCTCTGTGCCTGCAGACGATCGACTGCTGGGGCTTGAGGATGGGCCGGGAGCGGATGATCGAAGCCGTCGACTACTTGGTCGAGAACGATTACATCGCCCCCGCGGGAAAGAAGGTGACCGTCCTCGGCAACGACATGCTGTTCGTGCCCACGCAGAAGAGCATCGACCACTACAACCGCGAGCTGGCCTTGACCAGGGTCAGGCCCCGGACGGCGTGCGAGATTTCGAAGTGGAGCTTCGCTCAGCTCGCGGTGGCCTCGGCACCCGTGGACGTGTTCGACATGTCCAGGGTGCATAAGACCTGGGACCGGGCCGCGGAGAAGCTGAAAGACTGGGAAGAGGTTGTCGAGTGAAGGATTCGAAGTGCCTGCAGACAAGGTCGTCAAAGGACGGTTTCGTACGCAGAAGGTACGAGCGCAGTGACGGGGTCCGCTATACCACGATCGAGGTACCGATCGAGGTGTGGGTCTCGATCAACAGGCAAGGACGAGCACACGATCGAGCTGTGCAGTGGGTCCGAGCCAGGCAGAGAGAGGCCACCAAGATCAAGGCCCTGGACATGATGAGGACTGGATGGGACGCGTTGTCTGTCTCGTCCTTCTTGAACGTGAGCAAACGAACAGTTCTTCGTTGGAGGAAAGACAATGCCCCCCATTCTGACCGTCAAGGAACTCGCTGAATTCCTGCGGATGTCCGTGAACACCGTCAAGGCAGACGTCAGCCGCCGGCCGCACGTTCTACCCCCGCGGATGAAGATCCCCGGCAGCCGCCGGGTGCTGTGGCGTCGGATCGACGTCGAGAGGTGGATGGAAGACAAGGTGCAGCGATGACCATCAAGAGCGAAGTCAACAAGATCTGCGGGTACGACACCGAGATGGACAACGAGATCGTTTACACCGCCACGGCGGTCGACGAAGGCGTGGTCCAGGTCGACCTGCACTGCAAGTTCTACGACTCGGACTCGTGGGAGGAGACCTCCCGCTCGATCGCGGACTCGATCAAGGTGCTGACCGAGGGACCCCAGTGAGCCCCTACTTCCGCGAGCAGCTGGGCCTACCCGAGCCTGCGGGCCAGCTCGCTGGCGTCGGCGTGGTAGTACCGCTGGAGGGACTTCAGGCTGCGGTGGCCGGTGAAGGCCGCGAGTTCCAGCACGTTGTGCAGGACCTTGCTCGCGCGAGTCGCAGCGGTGTGCCGGGTGTCGTGGAACCGCAGGTCGCCCAGCCCCGCCTTGGCGCGCAGCTGGCGGAATCGTAGCCCGAGGACGTCCTTCCCCACGGGGAACAGATCCTCGCGGCCCGCGTCCTTCGCGGCCTGGATCAGCGGCTCCAGCACCTTGAGCGCACGCGTGGGCAGGGGCACCTCGCGGCTGTCTCCGTTCTTGGTCTCGGCCAGGTACGCGTAGCGCTCGTCCAGGTGGACGTTGCCCACGGTCAGAGAGCAGACCTCGCCCAGCCGCATGGCCGTGGCCAGCGCGAGCTCTACCGCGGGCACGACGTAGTCGTAGGTCGTCCCCTCGCGGTGACGCTCGGCGGCCGCTGCCGCGCGCAGTTTCTCCAGGTCTGCCTCGGACCAGATCTTGCCCCGGCTCTTGTCGTCGACCTTGGGCCGCTTGACGTTGTGGACCGGGTTGACCGGCAGCGGGATCCGCATCTCGCGGATCGCGAACGTGAACACAGACGAGAGCAGGTTCAGGTCGCGGTTGACGGTGGCCGCGGAGCAGACCTTCATCCGATCGTCTATCCAGCCGGAGATAGCGTTCGATAGATGCTGGTCCAGACGCTGGGATGCGAAGGGCTCGCGCAGCATCATGTTGATCCGCACGGTCTCCCACTTGCCGCCCTTGCGGTAGGGGACCTTCTTCTCCAGGAACTGGTTCAGGATGTCGCAGACCCTGGTCTTGCGCATCTCCGAGACGTCGATCTCGAACCCCTTGTCGAGCTGGGTCTCCAGGGACCTGGCCCACTTCTCGGCCTCGGCCTTGGTGCGGAAGGTCTTTGCCTTCGCCGCGAAGCCGGTCCGGCGGATCTGGGCCCGCCACTTCCCGTTCGGGCGCTGATCGAAGGTGGCCATCTACTGCTCCTTGGTGGTGGAGCGTGTACTGTGCCAGAACTGTGACCGGGCCACAAGGGGTCAAGCAAACATGCGGGCTTCAGGCCGGTGTACGGGTCCCTCAGCCGGCACCAAGGCCCCCTCAGACGGGGGAATTTCTATCGGAGAATCATGCACTTAGGTTTGCATGACGTTGCACACTGACACACGTTTTTCCGTTGGTTGTGTGCCAGCATGGTTCCAGAATGCCGGCACTGCCGGGCCGTTGCCTGCAGTTCGGAACGCTGGCGGCGCACGGTAACCGCGGCACGGTTACGGTGCGGTGGCCCGCTCCGCGATGCGCGCCATCTTCTGCCGCAGGTTGTCGATCCGGACCCGCTTCGTCTCGCCGGTGATGGACTTCGACGACTCGATCATGTTGATCTGCCGCCGGATCTCGGCGATCTCCTTCGTGGCCTTGTTGACCCTCGGCCGGGCCCGGAACTCTTCGGCGTAGTCCTCGCTCAGCTCGCGCGCCCGCGCTCGGTCGTTCTCCTTGAGAGCGTCCCGATAGCTGGCGTAAGCCTGCTCGATTTCCCTCGACTGCTCGTACAACTGCGTGACGTACCGGCTTCCGCCAGCGGGCAGCGTCTCGACAAAGTTGCCAACGAAGAACGTGTCCTTGAGGGTCCGATCCGGACGGTCCCCAGCGTCCATCATCGGGCGAATGCCGAAGTCCAGGACCGTGGTCGCGGCCGTGCCCAGCCAGGCGAAGTAGCCCCGGATGAGGTAGTCGATCTGCACCGGGGACAGTTTCGTGTACTCCGCCCTGGCCAGGCCGAGAGGGCTGGGAATGCCCATCTGTCCGAGGAACCGGGCGGCGTAGCTGGTGTTCTCGTCGTACCTATCCTCGGGCCTCTGGCGGGCCATCGTCATCGACTCGATCGGGCGGTTGGTGAACGCGCCCTTGTTCATGTACACGTCGAGGATTGGCTTCACGATCTGCGGGGTTGGGTCCATCGCGAAGGTGGAGAAGATCATCCGGGACAGGGACTGCCCGAACCTCTTCATGTCCATCTCCTTGTTGAACGCCATCTCCCATCCGCGCTCGGCGATGGTCCCGATCGCGCCAACCTCGAAAGGCTTCGGGATGCGGAAGGACATGTCGCCGATCTTGAACCACCAGTTCGTGTCTCGGTCCCAGTCTTCCCGACGCTTCCAGTCCTCGTCGTCCTCGTACGCGGCCAGCAGGGCGATGCTGGCCAGGGCCACGGCCCCGACCACCGCGCCGAACTTGCGCGGGTTCTCCTTGGCGCCGCGGCCGAGCTTGAACAGGCCCTGCAGTCGCGCGTTGAGGAAGGGCACCGTCTCGACCAGGAAGCGGATCAGCGGCCAGCGACCGGACATGGAAAAGTCCATCAGGTCTCGCGCGAGGAAATTGGCTTCCAGGTCGCTGTAGCCCTTGGCCTTCAGCTGCTCGTACAGGGCCACACGGTTGGCGTTCTCGAACTTGTCGCCGACGGTGTTGTACGCATCCCAGAGGTCACCCATCCAGTTGGACACCTTCTTCCAACCGGCCTCGTCCAGCAGGACCCCGCCTTCCTTTCGAACCAAAGTCCGAGTGCGGTCTGCGTTGCCGCCGTCGAGCATCGAGCCGAATCGGATAACGCCGCCGCCGGCCAGCATCGAGGCGAACGTCTGCGAGTCCTCGGCCCCCTGGCGGATACCTTGTGCGACGTTGCCGATCACGTTCCCGCTGAGATCCGACACCGCTGGCGCTGCGACCGAGTCCCGGATCAGGTTCTTCACCTTGTAGGCCGGGTTCGCGGTCACGCCCACAGACAGCCACCGCTTCATCGTGCTGAACGGCCGGAAGAATCCAGGGGTGCGGTACTCGATCGCAGAGATCGCCGACATCACGCCGGGGTCGCTGACCAGGTAGTGCTCTTCCTTGCCGTTGACCCGCACGCGCACGGACTCCTTGGTCCCGGAGGGGACCTTCTGCGCCACGCCCGCGGCAACGCCCGCCTTCAGCGACTCGGTCAGGGCGCGGTTCTTGGCGGAGGCCGAGAGAAGATGGGACCAGTTCATCAGGACGTTGGCCAGCAGGTCGTTGTTCAGCTTCTGCGAGCCCCCCTTGAGCTTCTTCCACGCGTATTGGTTGGTCAGTCCGGAGCTGAACGTCGGGCCCGAAACACCATCGCCCTCCATGACCCGGTAGAACGGGACGTAGGGGTTGTTCTTGAACAGCGCCCTGGCCTCAGGGTCGACCAGCCCCGACTGCTCGGCGATCTTGAGGATCGCGTCGTTGAAGTCGTTCATGTCCCGCAGGGCCTCTGCGTACAGGCGGCCGCGAGCCGTCCCGCGGGCGGTATTGCCCTGGTTCAGCGACTTGAGTGCGCTGATGTCCTTGTCGGTGAACAGGTTCTCCAGGCCCTGCGCCTTGAGCTGGTCTGCGCGCTGTGCCGCGACCCACCACAGGAACCGGTCGTGCTCGCCTTCGAGCTTGCCCAGCACCTTGGCGAAGCCTTCGCCACCGAGCTTGACGTCTGCGACACCGTCGGCGGTGAGGAACGGCTTGCCGTAGAGCATGGTCGCTTCGAGCGTGCCTTCCGAACCCTTGGACATGCGTGCCAGCATGTAAGCCTTGGGGCCCAGGCTGCGCAGCTCGTTGAACTGGTCGAAGATGCCCCCGATCCAGTTGCGAGCGAAAGCGTTCTTGAACTCAGCCGCGCGCTCGCCGACGGTCTGCTCGACGACCACACCACCCACGTTGCGCAGCGCCTGCTCCTGGGCCGCGTTCAGGTCGGGGATGTTGCGCTTCTCGCTGAACAGCGGCAGGCCCTCGGACACCTTCTCGCGCATGGCGGGGGTGACGTCAAAGCCGGGTTGCTGCAGCGAGTCCCCAATGCCGTCGTCGTAGATCGCGTCGCCGTCCTCATCGACGCCCACCATCTCGGGCTCACGAGCGGCATCGATGATGTTCACTGCCGCCATCTGCCCCCCACCCACCTTCGGCAGCAGCTTCTTCAGCGCCGTGGGCACGATGGTGTCGTAGAAGGCGCGCATGCCCTTGGCTTCGACCTTGAGGTTGTCGCCTCGCAGGTAGCGCCATTCGCGATACCCGTCGTCATCGCGCTCGCCCTCGTCGCGAGCAATCTTCTCCGCGATCTCCTTGCCGACCAGCTCTTCAATCCGGTCAAGGCGGACTTCGTCTTCGCTGATGACCTCTGTACCTTCAAGATCGGTCGCCGTGATTTCGTACTTGCCATCTTCGGTTGGCTCGTAAGCAATCTCGCGCAGCGTTTTGTCGAGCGAGAATCGCTCCGCGTTTTGCGCACCCGTGGTGAAAGCCACGCGGTCGTAGCCGCCCTCTGCGGCCATGATCATCACGCGCTTGAGGGCGAGGTTGAGCCAGCCTTCGGTTTTGGTGACGAAGGGGGCGTTGAGCACTTTGCCTTCCGCCCTTTCGTTGACGGAGTGCCGGGTTGTTTCCACTTCGACCACGGAGACGGGGGCTTCTTTGTCGAACCCCTTCGCGCGCTCGACGTGGGCGTCGGCTTCCTGGCGCGTCTCGTAGGTCATGACCGGGCGACCGTTGAACTGGACTTGGTAGCCCTTCACCTTGCCGCCAATGAAGCCCTTCTTCTTCCCCTCCTGCCCCCAGTCAGACTGAAGCTCCTCGACGAACAGCACGCGCTTGCCATCGGCATCGGTGCGGTCGTTGACGCGGATGTGGGCGAGGACGTTGGGTGGGTCCCAGTGCTTGGAGCGGTACATGCCCCTTTCCGCCTGCGCGTCAAACTCATCCCCAAGCCTATCTGCCTCGCTCGCAGACAGGGCCTGCAGTTGAATGCCGCGTGCGGCGGCCCAATCCCCAAAATTTGGACCCCTGAACGGCAACGTCAGCAGCACCTCGCGGTAGTTGGTGCCGCCGGGGAGGGTGTATTTGGCGTATTTGGTTTCGGCCGTCGGCGTGTTCCCGCTTGGAATTGCCGCGTATTCGCGGGCGCCAAGCTCTTGCGCTCGCGCCTCGGCCTCTTGCTCTGTGGCAAAAGCCTCAACAAATTGGTCGCCGCCGGTAGCCTGATCAACTACAGACCAGCCACCGGCGCCCCCTAACACCGTCTCCTCAACCTGCACACCACCCTGCTTCAGGTACTCGGCCACCTCCTCGCGCGTGACCTTGCCCTGCTGGAGGTCGAGCCAATCGTTGACGCCCGACCACTCGACCTCGTCCTGCTTGACCTGGCCCTTGTTCACCAAGCCCTTGATGGCGTCCTTCCACCCCTGAGCAGGGGCAGCATTGGTCTTGATCTGACCAACGCCGGCAGCCAGGGCGGAGTAGAACCCGAGAGGGGTGCGCTTCTCGCTCAGCACGACCCGCGGTTCGGCCGGGGGCTCACTGGCCACGACGTCAGCCGGGCCGGCGTCCCCCGCCTGGCGCTGGGTCAGGCTTCGGGCGCGGGTGAATGGTCCTGGGCTGAGGGGCTGCTCTGACTGCGGAGCATTGACCGCACCGCCTTCGCGAACGCTTCCGGGTCGTTCCAGGTCCGGCTGTCCTGATTCTCCCTCTCGAACCGGTCTTGCTCGACCTGAAGGCTTGACATCAACGAGTCCAAGCTCCCGGCCAACTCCCCATCGCGCTGCTGAGGCGTAGTCCCACGGCTTTGCGCTTTCCGAGATGTTGCCGACTTTTCCATAGAGGTTCTTCTCGTAGTACCAGAGGACCGCCTGAAGATCGGCGGCGTTCAATTGTATCCCCCGCTGGCGCAGCAAGGCCAGGGCGCGGTTGACGATCTTGCGCAGGTTGTTGCGCTCGTTGCCGCTGCCGGGAGCCTCGACCAGGGTCGAAAGGTTGTTGACCAGGGAACGCGCGTTCAGGTTGAGCGGGGATTTGTCGTCGAAGGTCCGGGTCTTGCCGTTCTCGTAAACCTTGCCCGTGCCCGTGGAGAAGATCTGGTACTGCTTCCGGGCGTACTGCTCGGTCTTCTGCAAATACTGAATCGTCAGCTCGGGGTCCGTCTGCTCGTCAGGCTCCAGTGCCTTGTACGCTGCGATTTCCTCCCGAATGTCCTTGACGTCGATCCCGTTGACCTCGCCGGTTTCCGGCAGCAGCTTGCTCAGGTCGTCCAGGAACTTGACCAGGCTCGGCTTCGTGGCGAGGTTGCTGCCGGCCATCCGCCCCACCGTCCGCATGAACCACAGGTCCATCGTCGGGTTGTCGAAGAACCCGGACAGGTTGGCGAAGAAGTTACCGATCTTCGGGCCGCCCATGCCGACGGCAACGGGCACCAGAGTCTTCTTGTTCTCGCCGCTGATCTTGAGATCGAACTCCTTTTCAATCTGCCCGACCTGGCGGAGTTGCCTCAGGATCTGCTCGGTCTTCTCCCAGCCGTGCTCCTGAACAAGCCGGTTCACCTTGGCGAATGCAAGCTTCATGGCGGGGCTACGAGCGCCGCCCCCGTCGAATTGCTCCGGCAGACGATTCGTCTCGAACCAGGTCTTCAGGATCGAGTTACCAAAGCTGAAGTTGTCCCGAACGGCCTGGCCGTTTGACGTCACGGCCAGAACCACGCGGAACATGAAGTTTGACTCACGGTCCGTCAGGATCCGAGGATGCGCGATCGCGGCGTTGGCGATCGCCTCGACAACCTTCCGGTCGTACCAGCCCACGGCGTGGCCGTCCTGGGACAGGGCGTACAGAGCCTCGTGCGCCATTGCCCGAGCGATGGCCTCTTGACCCTGCTCCGTGTTGATGTCGCCGGCCCGCTTGAGGAAGCGGTTCCGAAGCGCACGGGCCACGTCGAAGACACGGGTCTTTCGTTTCCCGTCTTTTCCGACCTTGCCCGTCGGAATGACCCTCAGTGGCGCGCGACCGGACAAGATGGGAACCGTGGACAGCTGCGGGACAGGCATGCTGTCCAGCGCGGCCTTGGCAATGCTGACGTACTCGACGGATTTCTTGTCCGCAGTCTCGGTGTTGACGGACACGCGGCGCTCCGCGGCCTCGACCTCGGCGCGCTCCTCAGGCGTCATTCGCTTCAGCCCAATTTCCCGGACGGAAGCCCACTGCTCGGGGGTCAGGGGCTCCGACTGCAGGATCGTCTTGCCCACCTCGATCTTCTGCGGGCCGCGCTTGGCGCTTTCCCGGATCTCGTCTTCCGCCCGGCCTTCGGTCCAGGTCCACTCGGGCATGAGCCCGGTCTTCTGATCGGCAAAGACGGTGTCCTCGACCCTGGCGTTGCGGTTCTGCTCGCCGTAGGGACCGTAGTTCAGCCAGGAGTTCTGACCGCGCGTCTCGCTCGTGATCGCCCCCACGGCGCTGCCGGTGAACAGGCGAACGTGGGCCTGCCAGGCGTTCTCCTCGCCCTGAGCGCGGAAGCCAGCGCCCTCAAGACCGTGGCCGAAGGCGTCGTGTACAGCACGGAACAGGTCGTTGAACAGCACCCGCTTCTTCGGGCCGTCGGGCGAGCCGTAGCTCCACTCAAGTCCCGTGTCGGCCAGCAGGGGGTTGCCCTCCGGGTCGAAGTCACTGGTTCCAAACCCGGCCTCGGTGGCGAACACACCCATGCGCTGGTTCGCCCGCAGATCGCGCATCGCGTTCCACGGGTTGCCGCCGTACGGGTCGTTGGTCTCGTCAACCAGATAGAACTGGTAGCCGGCGCGCTCCAACGCCCGGTACTGGGCCAGCGTCTGCCGGGCCAGGTTGTCGTATGCCTCGCGGACCGCAGGGTCCAGCGGCGCGTGGGGCATCGCGTCGTACGCCGCGGCGATGCGGCGTGCGCGGTCCTCGTCTACTTGGACGTAGGAGCCTTGGCGCCGGAGCGGGATCCCCGTTTCTCGGGCGTATTCTTCGGCCACGGCGACGAGCCGGGGGTCGGGACCTGACGCCCCTGCAACATTCGGCGCGCCTTCAAGCGGCGCAAGGCTTCCGATCGAATACCGTCCTGCTCGGTCTCCGGCTTGTTCGGGTCGTCCACTTTCACCTCTCTTTTCAGAAGGTACCACTTTCGGCCGCGTCTGCAGCGCGTAGAACCCGCGCCCGGCCTCGACGATCTGCATGTCGTACCCGGACCAGCTGCCGGACGACTCCATCCGGGCCATGCGGTCCTGCAGGCCCTCGCGGGTCGGGCCGGTGGCGACGTTCTTCCACTGCGGCTCTTGCGCTGCTTGCGCGACGGCAGGCTCGCTGTCGTTGATACGCGAGCGGGGGCCGAGCACCTCGGGCTTGTACGTGCGGTCTCCGAGGACGACCACCTGGCCGGGCTGGGTGCCCTCCAGGCGGGTCATGTACCCGTCGAATCCGGCGTCCAGGACGGCCGCCTCGAACGCCCTCTTGTTGGCGCCCCTCTTCAGCTTGAGCGGATCGGAGTCCGAGTCGTAGATGTTGTCGAGCGCAACGCGGTGCGCAACCCCTCCGACACCGGACTCGGGCCGCACGCCCGTGCCCTTGTCGAAGTAGAACGACAGACGCTTGCCGACGCGCTTGTCGGGGTAGGACTGGATCTCGTCCCTGTCGCTGCCGCGCAGGCCCGTGCCGTAGAAGCCCGTGCTCAGCGTCTGCCGGGCCTGGTTGCTGAAGTGGTACCCGACAAGCCCGTCGAGCTGGCCAGGCTTCTCGCCGCGGCGGGCGCTGGTGACGACCTCGCCACCAGACTCGGCCACAGGCACGGTTTCGCCTCGCGCAGGACCGGACAGCCGCTCACGCTCCAGCGCCACCGCGGCGTCGTACCGTTGGTTGGCGTAGTTGGACAGCGCGCCGCGGAGGGCCGTCTTGACGTCGCCCAGGTTGGCGACCATCTTGTCGGTGTTGAAACCAGGCGCGCGGCCGAGGGCCTTCATCAGGCCGTTGATCGCCCGGGTGGCCGTGGCCGCCAGACGGGTGACGACCTTCTTGCCCTCCGCCTGACCCTTGCTGGCGATGATGTCGCGGAACGTACCGACCCAGAATTCCGTCTCGCGGAACCTGTTGCCCAGAAGGTCGGCGGTGAACTCCTCGATGTCGCCCCGGATGCCCGGGGTCTCGGAGATGTCCACACCCTCGGCCATCTTGATCGACTTGACGATCGACTCGTACGCGTCCTTGTTGTCGCGGCGAAGGGAGTGCAGCAGCTCGTGGCCGAACACGACCAGGTGCGGCACCTCGCTCTTGCGATTCAGGTAGATCGTGTCCGGATCGTCGTCAATCACGAAGCCATCTGCCGCCCCGGCATCGTCCGAGTCGAACACGACCAGCTTCTTCCCGAACACCCGGGAGACGTTGTTGATGATCGTGTGGGCCTGCTTCGACAGCCCGCCCCCGGCCTTGGCCATCGTCGGCAGCGTGGCCACGTCAGCGACGGTGAACGTGACCTGCTGGCCCGTCTTCTCGCTCCTCTTGGCAGCGGCCACCTGGAGGCCCTGCTCGGGGGTGCGCTTGGCGCTCGGAACGATCGTGGGTCCGGCAGGCGTAACGGCAGCGGGGAGGGCGGGCGCTGCGGGGGCCGGAGCCGCCTGCTCCTGTTGACGGGCAAGCAGCTCGACCTGAGCGCCTCGCCTCGTGATCGCAGGGATGCTGGTGTTGGCGATCAGATCGGTGAGCTGAGACACCGAGTAGCTGGACGCCGGCTGGCCGCCGATGTTTGCCGGGCGGGGAAGGTTGTCCTTCTTCTCCGGGATCTGCTGCTCCAGGGCGGCGTTGTCCGCGCCACGGTCGGGGATGACCTGAACCTGTTCCTGGGCAGGAGAGGTGAACGTGCGTGCGCTGTCCAGAAGCGTCACGACCCGGTCGCGCTCGGACTTGGTCAGCGGTTGCTGGCCCAGCCGGGTCAGTTGCTGGTTGGTCTGCAGGACGGTTGCAGCGGAGCTGAACTGCGTCCTCTCGCCGTACGCGCGCACGAGAGAGTCGACAGCACGCTGGCGCTCCCCTTGAGCGATCCGGTCAAGCTCCGCAAGAGCCGTTTCGTCTTGGGACTCGCGCATGCGAGCCTGGGTCTCGGTGGCAGCCTTTGCCGCTTCGACGCCCTGCTTCTCGGCCTGAGCCGCGGTCTGCTGGTCGTACTCAGCCTGCCACCGCTGGAGGGCCTGCTCCTCGACCTCCGTGCGGACCCTGGCCACGTCCTCGCCCGTGGTCGCGGGCTGGGTCTGGACTTGCTGCTGGACCTGCGTGACGAGGTCCGGGGCCCGAGCAGGGGCCTGCATCTGCTGACGCACGAGCTCCTGCTTCTGGGTCGGCGTGAGCTGATCGCCAACAACCGGCGGGGCGGTCGGCAGTTCGATCCCAAGCTCGCCCTGAGCAGCACGAGCCGCCGACTCGCGACGTGCTGCGAAGTCCTGCTGGACCACGGGGGCGGTGGCCGGGGGAAGACCGAGCTCGGCCTGGGCTGCGCTCACCGCGGCCTGGCTGCGGGCCTGGATGTCGGCGATCAAGCCGCCGTCAGCGGGGGCATTCACGTCAATCGTCGGGTAGCCCAGCTCCTGGGCCACGCGGTCGGCGGCTGCCTGCCGCTTCTGCCGCATCATCTCCTCGATCGACGGGCCGGCGGCCTGGTCGGCTGCGGTGATCGCAGCGCCGATGTCCCCGTTCGGCGTCGGAGCGGACACGACAGACGACAGCACGTCGGTCGGGTCTGACGACTGCAGGCCGCCGCGCAGGTACGCGTCCGTGGCCGCGGTCAGGCGGCCGGCCTGGCCGGTGAGGGCTGCGTCCTGGTCCGCGGGGGCCGCCGGGACTTGAGCTGGCGCACGTGGGCGAACCAGGGCGCCAGCGCCGCCCATGACGGCGCCAGAAGCGAGACCCTGAGCGGCCGCGCTGGCGGCCTCTTCCAGGTCGAAAGGCCTGCCCTGCGCGTACTGCGTGGCCAATTGCTCCTGGAACGATTGCGGGGCCTCCTCCAGGACACCCTCTTTGAGGGCGTCCTTGCCGATCTGCTTGAGCCTGCTGCCTGCGCCCGCGGTCGGGACAACGCCCGCGCCCCGCATGGCGATGTCGGCCTCGATGTCTCCGATCCCGAGACGACGTCCGATGGCGCCACTTGCGGCGCCGATGAGGCCCGTCCCAACGCCGCCAACTACGGCCGCTGGCGCATACGTCGAGAACTCCTGACCGGCTTCTCGGCCGGACTCTGCGATCGAGCCGGCGGTCAGCGCGCCTTCGCTCCCCGCAGCGGCGGCGAGAGCCCGCTTGGACACGTAGTTGGAGATGAAGTTGGCGGCGTCGTCGCCAACGAGGCCGGCAGCAGCCGCGGCCTGGGTCGCCCCAGGCAGCAGCGCGCGGACGATGGCCCCGCCAGCAGCACCAGCAGCGACCGTCTGGGGGACAGACTGAACGACCTGGCCCACCAGCGAGCTGGGGTTGACGGCCAGGGCGCCGAGCGTGTTGAAGAAGCCCTTCGCCTCTTCGACGTTCCGGTCCGCCTCCTGGCGGTCCTGCGTGTACAGACCGCTAAGGAATTTCTGGGTCTGCTCGCCGCTGTACCCAAGGTCCTCCAGGTCTTTGCCGAGAGCGCCCGGGCTGACAAGCCCGCCGAATGCGACCGTCCCGATCACCCCCCGGGCAAGGTTGCCCAAGCCGACCGCGCTCTGGCCCAGACCGACCACGCCACGGGTGAGGTCGACCGCGGTGTCCTTGAAGAAGCCGCCAGCGGTTCTCTTGTCGCCGCCCTCGGGCAGGGCCGACGCGATGAGCGATCCCACCGCGGGCAGAACGCCGCCGTCCTCGTCGCGGGCAATACGCGCAGCCCGTTCGAAGGCGCCTTCTTTCTTTTCAGGGCCGTCAAACTGATCGAAGAAGTTACCCTTCGCGGGCTTGTCGAACTGATCGAAGAAGTTGGCCATTAAGCTACTTCAGGTATTGCTTGGACGCGCCCGCGCCGTACTTGGCGTCAAACTCAGCAGCGCGGGAGGGGTTCTTGCGAAGGGCTTCGACTGCTGCCGATGGCACCACTGCCGGGGCCGGAGGGGGCGCCCCGCCGCCAGCGCCCACACCCTTGGCCGAGCCGATGTTCTCGCCCAGCGTGCGGATCTGCTGACGGATCGCGTTGGCCTCGGCCACGTTCTCGGGCTTGTCCGGGTCGCCACCCTTCATCGGGTCCAGCAGTGCCGCGGCCTGGCCTTCGAGGACCTTCATCGCCCCGACGACGTCGCTGTAGCTCTTCGCCGAGACCTTGCCGACCACGACGTCCGCCTGACGGATCAGGTTGTCAGCGCTTTCCTTGTCGCCGGCCTTGAGGGCATCCGCCGCTTGGTCGCGTAGCTTGTCCGCCGTTCTCTTGCGGGTGAGCTCGTAGAAGGCCGCGGCCGCCGAGGCACGCGACGCGGAGCTTTCCTTTGCGTCGTTCATCGCACGGAAGGCGGCCAGGTACTGCTTGTCCGTACCCCGTGCGATTGTCTGCTCGCGCTCCAGATTGCCCTCTGCGGTCTTGACCGCCACCGCCTGGTTGACGGCGCTCTTCTGCCGCTCGGGGGCCAAAGTCCTCTCACGTTCGACCTCGACCCCGGTTTGAGCAGCGCCCACCTTTGCTGTCCGCTGTGTCTCGAACTCGATCTTCTTGCCGCCGAGGCCGTCGGTGCTGACCTCCCACTCGGCGCGGGAGCGAGACAGCTCGTCGGCCAGGCGCATCTTGCGCTCCTCCAGCTCGGCCTGCTTGTCGTAGACCGCCATCCGGTTCTGCTGGGCCATCTCCTCGGCGCCGATCTTGGCCACCGCCGACCCAACGCCGCCGAGCGCCCCTGCAATGATTCCCCTCAGGCTCATGGCTCGAAGCCTCCCATCGGACGGCCGTCAGGCGACAGCTCGGGTGCGCCGCCGGGGGCGGCCTGTTGGGGCTGGGGCTGGGGCTGCTGGCCCTGCTGGGCGATCAGCTCGGGGATCTGCTCGGGCTGGATGCCGGCCGTGCCGAGGATCTGCTCCACGACCGCGGCCATGCCCTCTGCGATGTCGTTGTCGGTGACCTTGACGCCGACCTTCTTCAGGAAGTCGCCAGCCTCAGCGACCAGCTCCGTGGCGGCAGGGATGATCAACTGCGGCGGCATCGTGCCGTTGGTCTGCGTGTACAGGATCGCCATCAGAGCGACAACGCCCTGGCCGATCTTGTCCCCGAGCTCGCCCGGGCCGCGCAAGAGCTCCACCATCTGGGGCTTCATCTCCTCGCTGTACATGATCCGCTTGGCCGCGGAGATGACCGCGTCATAGGCAGCGCCCATGTCCTTGGGCATGCTCATTTTCGAGCGGACGCTCTTGGGGGTGACAGTCGGGCTATCCGCCTTAGGCGTAGTTTCGCCCTCAGGTTTCTCCTGCCCGCGCGCTTCGTCGATCATTCCAGCCATGTCAACCCCTCGCTCCCCCGATTATGCCTCCAGATGGGACAGGCTTCCTGCCCCCTACAGCACCAATCGTAAGATTGCGGACACTGTCACTGTACCTCTGGGATACCCACTCGTCGTATTTCTTCCGCTCGGCGGCCTGCTTCTTGACGGCGTTATCCTGGCCGATTCCCTGCGCCACGCCGTAGATCAGTCCGCCGCCGACCTGGGTCAGAGTCGGATTCTCTTTGGTGAACTTGGTGAAGTCCTTCCCAAAGTCCTTCATCTTGTCCCACCAGCCGGTTCCGGTGTCGGGGCCGCCGGCCATGTTCGGGACGAAGTTGCGGCTCTCGGTGGCGTACGTGCCGTAGTTCTTCGCGGCCTCGCTCGGGGCCACGACCGCAGGGGCGGGGGCGCCCGGCGCGGCCATCGGGGTGCCCGTCAGCGCCTCCGCGGCCGGAGCAGCCGGCGGAGCGAACGACGCCGCGGCGGCCTCCTGGCCAAGAGCGTCCAGGGGGCCCTGGTTGGCCGCGGTCTCGATCAGTCCGCCGCCACGCAGAGCTTCGCCAGTGGCGCTGGCCGTTTTCGCTGCTGATTCGGCAACACTCGTTGCCGTATCCGCAACAGCCCCCCGAGCAATCTCACCGCCCACGTTGGCCGTCGTGCTGGCCCCTGCCTCCCCGGCGGCGCTTCCAGCAACGTCGGCAGCGGCGGTCTCCGCGCCCTTGCCGAGAGCGCTGCCGATGCCGCCCGCGAGGCCAAGAACAGACCCGATCGTGGCCAGCTTCTTGTTGCCCGTCAGCGTGCCGATCGCGGTCAGGGCCCCGCCTGCGACCATCAGGCCGCCAGTTAGCCCCAGCGCGGTCAGTCCGCCAGCGCTGACCGCGGCAAGACCCCCGGCGATGGTGCCGCCCAGTCCCGCGGCGGTGCCCGCTGCAGCCAGTCCGCCGCCGATGCTGAACGCCGCCCCTACGAGTGGTATTGCTGCTGGCATGTCAGTGTTCCTTCTTCTCGAACGGCAGGGCCGTCATCATGTAGTAGCGATAGATCCCGTCCGACCAGGTCTCGACGAAGCCGAGCCTGCGCACAAACCTCTGGTTGACCACGTCATCGACCGGGGCCTTGGTCGTGAGGAACCCCTGCTTGTCGAAGACCGGCTTGAGGAATTCCCGTGTGACGTCCCTGAAAATGACCTTGTGACGGTACTCGGGCAGGATCTCGAAGTGGACCTCCGTGCCGACGTGCATGAGCCTGGCCACGCGTTGGCCGTCCTTCTCGTAGAACGTCTCCTGCCAGGGATCTGCGACGGGCTCGAACATCGTCACCACGGTCCAGAAGATTCAGGGCCCAGGTTGTATTCATACCCGCCCACGTTGTAGTTGTAGCCGCCCCCTGGGGCGGGCGCTGGAGTCCCAGGAGCTGGCGCCGGGGCGGGAGCCGGAGCGGGTGCAGCGGCCCCCTGGCCGAACGTGTTGCGGATGTCCTCGATGTAGCTGTCCAGGCCGGCGATGTTGCTGATCGATCCCTGCAGCGCCAGTCCGTTGGCGAGGACGGACATCTGCTGGTTGACCATGTTGTTGCGGGCGCCAGCGTCGAGGTCCTTGTTGTTCATGATCTGGCCCAGCGCCTGGATCGTCTGCGCGTACATCGTGGACGCCGACTGGCTCGCCTGCATCTGAGTCTTGAACTGGGCCTCGATGTTGGCCAGCCCGGACTTGATCTGACCGTCGAGCTGGGTCAGGGCCATCCGGTTGTTCGCGTCTGCGTTGGCCATCGAGGCCTTGAACGCGGCGTCGTACTGCATCGAAGCGGCCTGGAAGGCTTGGTTCTGATTGGCCAGCCCGGCCTGCATCATCATCTGCGCAGTTTGAGACACGGCCTGGTTCTGAGCCTGGGCGTTCTGAGACATCGCGTTCGCCAGCAGGCCGTATTGCTGCTGCTGGAGGGCGTTCTGCGCCTGAGCGTTCTGCGAGGCAGCTGCGTTCTGGGCGGCAGCACCGAACTGCGCGGCCTGGTTGAACGCGGCCTGGTTCGCCAGTGCGACCTGGTTCTGAGCTGCAGCACCAAACTGACCGGCCTGATTCATCGCCGCAGCGTTCGCCAGAGCTGCGGTGTTGGCCGCCCCTGCGCCGAACTCGCCAGCGCGGTTCATCGCAGCGGCGTTCGCGGCCGCGGCCTGGTTCTGAGCGGCAGCACCGAACTGGGCCGCCTCGTTGGCCGCGGCAGCGTTCGCGAGAGCGGCCTGGTTCTGGGCCGCGGCGCCGAACTCCCCAGCCCTCGAAGCCAGCTGCGCGTTCTGCAGCAGGGCCTGGTTCTGGGCGGCCGCACCAAACTGCGCGGCCTGGTTAAGAGCGTCTCGGTTGGACAGCGCCGCCGTGTTGGCGGACGCCGCACCGAACTGAGCAGCCTGGTTCTGCGCAGCGGCGTTGGCCAGCGCTGCCGTGTTCGCCGCGTTTGCTCCGAACTGCGACGCCTGGTTGAACGCAGCCTGGTTGGACAGGGCAGCCTGGTTCTGGGCAGAAGCTCCGAACTCCGCCGCTCGGTTCAGGGCGGCCTGGGTAGACAGCGCTGCCGTGTTGGCCGCGCCAGCGCCGAACTCGCTCGCGCGCGAGGCCAGCTGGGCGTTCTGCAGGGCGGCAGCGTTGGCGGCCGCGGAGCTGAACTCGCCCGCCCGGTTCTGGGCTGCAGCGTTGGCCAGCGCGGCCTGGTTGAACGCGCCCGCACCGAACTCTGCGGCCCGATTGGCGGCTGCGGCGTCCGCGGAGAATGCGGCATTGGCTGCCCCAGCGCCGAACTGAGCGGCCTGGTTGCGTGCGGCAGCATTGGCGAGAGCGGCCTGATTGAACGCGCCGGCTCCGAACTGAGCCGCCTGGTTCGCTGCGGCCTGGTTCGCTGCGGCTGCGGCGTTGGCCGCCTGTGCGTTGAACTGCCCCGAGGCCAGGTTGGCTTGCGCGTCCGCGCCAGCGATCTGCAACGCCCGATCGAGCATCGCGTTGGTCCCGAGCTGGGCAGCCATGCTGCTGTTCAGGAGACCACGAGACGCGGCCTGCTCCATGCCGAGAGCTTGGGCGCGCTGCAGAAGGGGGTTGCTGCTGTCCAGAAGACCACGCGCCTGGCCGGCGACGGTCTGCTGCGGGTTCAGGTTCCAGTTGGTCGCGGACATGCTTGCCGCGTCGTAACCACGCGAAGCCGCGTTGTCGGCGTTGTAGCCCTGGAATCGCTGGTTGACGGCGTCGAACCCACGCGAGGCCGCGTCCGCGGCCCGGTAGCCCTGCGAGCCGGCGGCCGCAGCGTTGTACCCCTGCGAGCCGACCCCGGCCGCGCCGTAGCCCTGAGCCCCGGTAGTGGCCGCGCCGTAGCCTTGCGAGCCGGCGTTGGACGCGCCATAGCCCTGCGAGCCGGCGGTCGAGGCGCCGTAGCCAGTCCCGTAGGTGCTGGCCGCGTTGTAGCCCTGAGCCCCGGCGTCCCTCGAACCGTACACGGTCGCGCTCTGAGTCGCGGCGTTGTACCCCTGCGAGCCGGCCGAGGTCGCGCCGTAGCCGGTGGCCCCGGCCTTGGTCGCGCCGTACCCGGACGCAGTCATCGAACCCGCGGTCGGGGCGAACGGGTTGAACGCGCCCGTGTTGACCTGAGCCACCGAGCCGGTCGTGTTCGGTGCGTTCACGTTCTGCATGGCCGAGGTCAGGATCCCCCCGCTGGGGACCGAAGTCGGTTTGATGTCGAACGGGTTCGTCGTTGCCATTTCAGTCCTTCAGTCCGATCGATGCCCTGCACTCCCTGTAGATCCCCGCCACCTCGATCAGCTTGCGCGTGGTGGCCCCGAAAGTGTCATCGTCCAGTGGGGTTAGCGGAGGGCACGACGCCACCACCAGGGGGCTTGGGCCGTTTGCCGGTGAGGGTTTCGTTGATGTCGTCGAGCACCCCAGGAGCATGGCGGCAGTCGCGGTACTCAACACGAGTTTGAATCTCACGCTCGACCCTCTGCTTGATGGTGGTGTTGGTGACCTTGATCTCTCTGATCGCGGCCGCGGCAGCGCTCGAAGCCTTGTCCACGGCCATGACCGCGATCTGGTGCTCACGTGCTGCACGTGCGGTCTCCAGCTCGCGGCCATCCCTTCGGCCCTGCACGTAAGCCATCCCCGCCGCAACAAGAGCCGCGGCGAAGAAATACGGCAGGGCTGCTGCGGGTATCAATTCTTGCTCCGGATGGCTTCAGTCAGCCACGTTCCGACATTGCCAGCGTAGTAAAGACCGACGATCCACTTGGTCACGTCAGCCCACAGCACGGCGTCGATACGGCCCAAGACGAAAAGAGCCATCGTGGCCACGACCAGGACGACTGCGATCAGGAACTTTCTGCTCGCGTATCGGCGCTCTTCCATCACGCCCACCCGCCAGAGCGCTGCTTGTAGCGCTGCCAGACGATGACCGCGCCAGCGATCACCAGGAGAACGCCGAGGATCACCGACGGGTGCATCATCGTCGTGTCCTTGATCTTGGCCAGCATGCCGGTGCTCGTGTCCACCGCCTGCGAGGCCTGCTGCAGGCCGTCCAGTGCGGGTGCGAAACCGAGAGCGGTGCCGCCGATCGTGACCGAGGCTCCGCTGGCTGCGATCGGGGACGCGGCCAGCCTCGACTCAGAGGCCACCGCCTGCGGAACGGGGACGACCTGCTCGTCGTCGGAAGGGGTCAGGTAGAGGGCCGCCTCGCGGGCCCGACGCGCGACGAGACCCGGAAGAACCTGACGACGCCCTTTGACCGTGGCCTGGTTCCACAGGTTGAATGCGCGAGCGGCGCCTTCGTGGTCGCCACGGTTGTGCAGGCGAGCGACGCTCGAACCCTTGAACCCGGCCACGCCGATGTTGTACGCCAGGCTCGCCATCGCGCAGAGCTGGTTGACGGTCGGCCATACCTTGCACACTTCCAGGACCGACTGCATGTAACGGTCAGCCTCGACGGCCAGCATCTGCATGGCCATCTTCTCGGTGATCGGCGGATCGCTCAGCCGGACGGGCGTGCCGTCAGGGTAGGTCGTTGCGCCGACGCCAATCGTGGGCACGCCAGCGCTGCAAAGGTACGGCTTGAGGCGCAGCCCCTCCTCACGCTTGAGGAGCTTGACCAGCGACGGGCGGGCCTCTTCGACGATCGGGTGCATCACTTGGTGCTCCTTCGTTCTTGATCGAGCCGGGTCAGGGTCTCCTGGATCCTCAGCACGGACTCTCGCAGCATCAGATCCTGGGACGAGTCTTTCAGCGCCTGGTGCTCCTTGGCCGCGGTGTGCTGGACCTCGATCACGGCCACGCGCTTGTCGAGCGTGTTGTATGCTGCGATTCCGCTGGCCAACATCGCGGCCGCGGTGAGGATGTGCCCGAGGTTGATCGTCGGGTCGAAGGTCAGCTTGCGTCGCTGAGATCCGGTGTCGGCGAAGTCCGCGGGCATCATGTCCTCACTTCAGGTTCTTCAACTTGTACAGCGTCGACAGGTACAGAGAGATGATCTCGTCGATGATGTTCTGCAGCGTGCTGTCTTCCTTGGGGGCCGCCTCGTACCTGTTCGCCTCGACCCACGCCAGGTGGGCGGTGAGGGTGTCGAGGATGTCCGCCGGAGACTCGCGATCGAGAATGGGGATGTCGTCGATGAGTCCGTTGCGGCCCTGGTAAGCCTCGGCCAGGGTGTCGATCAGCGGGACGATGCCCTCGTAGAAGGCGCCCAGGGCCATGTGCTGCGAGTAGCTCGTCGTGGCCAGGTGGGCGCGATGTGCCACCTCGCGGCTGAGGAACAGCAGGGCGATGAATTCGCCGATCATGCGACCCTCGTGAGTTCGATCAGGGCCCAGGCCAGCCAGCCCGGGGCTGCGGTGAACGCAGCGTCGACAGGATCGGGGTGCCCTTCGTTGCGCAGCTTCTGCACGACCTCATAGCCGATGCCCACCGCGGTGCTGGCGAAGGCAAAGGCAGGGCCCCAGCCGAAGGCGCTATAGAGCATGATCACGGCGAACGCACCGATGACCGTGACCGCACCAGCGGCGGCGTGGAAGATCTTGTCCTTGTCGATCATTGGGCCTCCAGAGCGGCCACGCGGGCGCGCAGTTCTTCGATGAGGGATTGCTGTTCCTGAATCGCCTTGACCAACACCGGGATCAGCTTGGAGTCGGCCAGACCCAGGAAGGTCTCCTCCTCGCCGCTGGGCAGGGTGCAGGTATTGGCCTTGACGATCTGATCGGCGTACGCCGAGCCATCAAGCGCGGTCTGGACTTCCTGAGCGATGAAGCCAACGTCGGTCTGGCCGACGGGGAAGTTGTGGACCTCGTGCTGCTTCCATTTGAACGAGACCGGGCGCAGCTTGGCAACCGTGTCCAGCGCGTTCTCTACCGGCTGCACGTCCTCCTTGTACCGGCCGTCCGAAGTGGCGATGGTCGCGTTGGTCGCGTAGATCTGGCTGTTGACCTGAAGTCTGTACGCGCCGTTGGAGGTGGTGTAGCCGACGAGGAGGTAGCTGTTCGTATCCAGCCGCATCCCTTCCGACGCGCCTGCGTAGAAGGTCATCGGAACGCCCGTTGACCCGCCGACGGTCGTCCACGAGTAGAGGGCAGTTACACCGCTTTCCGCCCCCAACAGCAGCGCGGAAGTGCTGCCAGAAATGTTGACAGATGCGATGTAGTTGCTGCCCGCCGACGAGACTTGGAGCTTTCGGGTCGGACTGCTCGTCCCAATCCCGAGGTTGCCGCTGCCGTCGATGCGCGCCACCTCCGAAGCCGAACCGCCGCCGCTGTTGGTCTTGAAGACCAGCGCTTGCGACGAGCTGCCCAGGCGCGGAGCAGAGGCCCCGGACGCGGTGCCCACATCCGCCACGACGATGTCGCCAGCGTAGACGTTGAGCCGGCCGCCGTAACCGCCGGGGTTGTTGGTGTTGACGCCGACGTTGCCCGACCCGTCGATTCGAACCCGCTCCGTGCTGTTCAGGTAGAAAACAATCGGGTTGTTGGTCGACTGCTCGATGGCAACGAGGTTGGCAAGCGCCCCCGCACCGGAGGAATATACCGAGAAGCGGCCCACAGTCGTGTCCGCGTTGGCGATGAACTGCGCGTTGGCTGAAGCCTCCGTGTTCGCATTGCGGACGGTGATGCTCGTGCCTGCGTTGTGCGTCCGAACGGCGTCGATGAGCTGAGCGGGGGAGGAGGTACCGACGCCAAGATTTCCCCCACTGAACCGCCCAGCCTCGGCGCCGCCCGAGTTGAAGATGATGCTCGTCGTCGACCCCGCCACCGCGGAGCCGATGTTGATATTGGTCGTGCTGCCGCTGACGCCAGCGGTGCCGATGTTGATGGTCTTGGTGCTGCCTGAGACCGTCGCGCCGGGGCCCAGGCCGATCGTCGTCGCGGCAGTCGTGTTGCCGATCGTCGAGAACGTGCCCGTCGTGTTGAACGTGCCGGAGACGGTTACCGTACCCGCGAACGTCTGGCTGACGTTGCCAAGCGTGGCCAGAGAGTCGCTGACGTCCGGCAGCGTATACGTGCGGGTCTGCCCGGTCGTGATCCCGCTGAGCTCGAACACGGCCGTCTTCGTCGCGTCCGTGTTGTCCTTCAGGGTGAAACCGTTGTCCCGGAAGGTCGCGCCCAGGTACGTCCCGTCGTAGGTCAGACCAGCGTTGGTCGTGACCAGCTTGCTGCCGTCGAGGTACAGCAACCGGTTCGCGGTGCCGGCGCTGAGGGTGACGTTGCCACTGAACGTGTGGTTGCCGCTGTGGGTCGGGTTGCCGGACCAGGTCACGGCGCTCGGGGCCACGGTGAGCGTGTCGCCGCTCGCGTCTCCGAGGGTCGTGTTGCCGGTGACGGTCAGGTTGCCCGCGACGGTCAGGGTCGACCCGGACTCCGAAACAACCGCGGAAGCCGCCAACGCCGTACCACCGGAGTTCACCGTCACGTGCTTCCCGCCGTTGCCGGAGAGTGTGGGCAACAGGTCGAAACCGCCCTCCACCAGCGCCAGCTCCGAGCGCATCGAAGCGGACGACCCGGAGGCTCCAGTCGCGGGGTAACCAGTCGGGGTGTAGTACGGATTTGCCATTACCGGATTCCTCGACGAGGCGAATAGTGCAGCGTGATGCTGTTGATAGTGAACGGCTGGTTGAGCCTGCTGTTCGTGTTGACGATCATGGCGATGTTCTCGGCCGTGCCGTCGACCTGTGTCTCAGCAGGGAACAGCGTCTGCCCGTCCCAGATGAACGCGTCCCACACGAAAGAGTCCCAAAACGACCCCGAGAACGGGACCGCATACGAAGTCTCCGGAGGCTGGTCGATCGCAGACGAGCCGTAACCCAGCGAGTACCCGAAGTCGAAAGCGGCGTATCCGCTGCCCGTGATCTCCAGGGATGCCCTGCGGTACCTCTTCAGCACACGAGCGTTGCCCTCGGACGCGTAGTTGAGCCGCAGGTACGCGCTGATCGCAGCACCGTCGAAATCGGGACCGGTCTCCATCTGGTAGACGTAGCCATTGTCCGACCCGAAGAAACTCACCTCCGAGCCGGCCGACGACTCGCCCTCGCACCAGCACTCGACAGCGTTCGGGAAGTAGACAGGCATCGAGCCCAGCAGGCGGCCGTTGGCGATCGTCACGTACAAACCGAAACCGTCACCATAGAACACCCGGTACTGGCTCTTCTCCCGGCTGACACCGCTGGCCGTCGCCTGGCCGCGGTGGCTCTGGATGAACGGGCGCAGTTGCAGAGTCAAAGCAGAGGTGTTGAAGTTGCCGAACGCACGAGAGGTGCGCAGAGACATCACGCCTCTGTCGTCCAGCCCGTATGCGTCGCTGACCGTTTGAACCGTGTACGCGGCCGCGCCCGTGCCCCTGTCGTACTGCACCAGATTCCACTGGGATGCGACGGTGCCGTATAGGATGAACGTGTTGTTCTTTCCGTAAATCGCGAGAGACCCGGTTGTTTCGTCTCCGGGCATTGACTGGAAACAAGTGACCGTCTCCGGCATCACCAGCTCGCCGGCCCCGAGGACGATCGACCACACGTAAGGCGTGCCCAGGCCGCTGTACTGGACCGACGACCCGAAGCTGAAGAAGAGGTAGTTCTTGTGGACGGAGACGTGCAGGGGCGTGTCGACAGCCATCCCCGTCTTGATCGGCACATAGACCGTGCCGTCGAACTCGAAGCCCCTATTCACCCCGTCGGCGCCGTAGAGCCTGTTGGTTGCACCAGCGCCGCCCATGTTGGCAATGACCGTCTCCACGCGTCCGCCAGGCTGCAAGGTAATCGCGGTCGCAGCGCCAGCGCAGTCGGCCCGCTTCGTGGTGACGTTCAGGTGCTCCGCCGCGGCAAAGGTCCCGGTCGTGCTCGACAGGATCAGCCTGCCAGAGCCTCCGTTCCAGGTCGTGCCGTTTTCCAGAACGACCCTCGCGACCATGCCCGTCGCCCCGCTGGTAGCACCAACGACGGTGTCCCCGGCGACGATCGCCGTGCCGGTGCCGCCAGTAAAAGGCAGCTCCCAGCCCAGAGCGACGCTGGTCCACCCGGTGGCGCTCGACTTGTAGATCGCCATCGCCGTGGCGCCGACATTGTCCCGCCACGCGTAGACCGTGTTGCCGAGGTACGCGACGCCGCGGATCGGGCCGCTGCCGGGCACGGCGCCGATGTCCGCACGGTAGATGTCCGACGCGGCCGCGGTGTAGGTCGCAATCGCAAGCGAGTTCGCCGGGGCCACGCCGACAGCCGTGACCGTGCCGATCAGGGTCGCGCCGATGTACACGCTCGTGCCGACCGTGAACGTGCCGACGGCTTTCGTGTAGATGACGTTGTTGCCCTCGACCGCGGCGACCACGCCGTTGATCGTGTTGGCCAGGTTCTTGATCGTGCTGCCCACGGACACCCCGGCCACGGAGCTCAGCGAGATGATCGTGAACGAGGCCGTGCTCGGGCTCTTGCGGCCGTCGAAGCGCTCGTATCCGGAGATGCGGCTGTAGCCCCCGGTCGTGCTGACCTCGAAGTTCTGCGCGTCCCTCGCCACGCCGGGAGGCAGGCTCAGGGTGGGCGTGATCAGGTCCAGGCCGCCAGCCAGCTGGAACGTGTCATATCGTACCGGCGACGTGCGGATGGGGACCATATCAGGCCAGCGGGGGTCCGCTCTCCACGGGCAGGAGCTGGTCGATCAGGAGCGCAGGCTCAAGCTGCGAGATCCTGTCGTCTGCGCGGCCGATGACCTCGGGCGCGGACATGAAGATGCCGTACGCGCGCAGGGCCTTGTACGCGATCAGGTTGTGGAACCTGTCCGGCATGACCGGTGCGTCAGCGTCGGCGCTCAGCGCCACCGGGGTGCGGTAGAACTCGTACCCAATCGTGTACGCGCCGTCGGGGATGATCCCGAAGTAGAGGTTCTTCTGCGGGTCGATGCTGAACACGACAGGCCGGCTGCGCTGTGCGCGCATGGTCCCGTACTGGTACAGATTTCTGTACTGCCACCAGGGCATGTACCCGCACAGCATCTCGTCCGCGTAGTTGTTGCCGGCGGTCGAGACCCGGAAGCTGTCCCTCTTCCAGGCGCCCAGGATGGGCGTCCCGGAGGCCGTCCCGTCGTTCGTGGCCTTGGCCTGCTGGGGCGTGTACATGGCCTGGTTCGGGGAGGTGTTGAACTCCCCGCTGAAGCGCATGAACTGCCAGTCGGGCTGGCTGGTCTGGATGTCGTTCCAGGCGTTCGCGACCCAGGTCTTGAACCGAGACGATTCCGTGCTCAGCCCGGACTGAAGCGTGACCAGATCCCCGCCTGCGACACCCGCCTCGGTACGAGCCAGATTGACGAGCTGCAGGAAGGTCGCCATGTCAGGCAGGCTCCGCCAGGATGTTGGCCAACCAGGTGCTGCCCTTCGGGTTCTTGTCCTCGGTCACGGAGAACGGGTACACGAGGCCCGTGTGGCCGCGCAGGCTGCCCATGTCGACCTGGCCGACGTAGCCTTCGGGGACGCTCTGCAGCCAGCGTGTCTCCTTCATCCGCGAGAGGACCTCCACGAATTTGCGCTTCAGCTTGACGGGTGCGTTGCGGAACACGACCGCGCGTTCGCCGTTGACGTTCAGGACGCAGTACGGAGCCGCGTTCGGGTCGGTCGTCGGGTGGACGACGATCGTGACGATCTCGTTCATGAACGACTCGTCGGCCGCGAGCTTGCCCAGGTCGGTCTCGGACACGACCTGGATCTCGGGCTGGTCGTCGATGACGTCGACCCCCGCGTCGAGAAGACTTGCGATGTGTTCGGACTTGCGTGCCATGATGGTGGTTCCTCTGGTGGTGATGTGAAAAAGGGCCCGGCCGCCGCCTTAGCGATGGCTCAGGCCCTTATGACGAGAGAGTCGTCAGACCGCGGCGTTGGCGACCGCGGCGTTCGGCAGCGTGTGCAACTGCACCGCGGTCTCCGAGGAGATGTTCGAGACGTTGAAGTTGCTCGTGCCGAAGGTCCACGCGGTCGTGCCGGCCGTGTTCTTGTTCTTGATGACCTGGTACGCGATCGGGCAGAAGTTGGCCGGGATCGGCGGCAGCGGCAGGACCACGTCGCCGATCGCGGAGCCGACCGGGAAGGCCACGACCGGGCCCTGCACGACGCGCAGGTTGCCCGCGGCGTTCAGACCGATCACGAACACGCACGCCTGGGCGCCCAGCAGAGCCACCGGGGCCAGGCCCGTGCGGATGTCGGTCGTCGGAGCGGCGCCCGCGCTGATGGAGGCGACGTTGTACTGCAGACCGCCGATCGTGTAGGTCGTGGCGTTGGTCGTGCTGATGTTCGTGTTCGCGCCGCCGCTGTTGGCGTAGACGGCGTTGCCGAACTGGGCGGTGTAGCCCGAGCCTTGTTCGATGTTGTAAGCCATGAGATGTGTTCCTTTCGTCAGACCAGCTTCAGCACGATGACTTCGTACTGAGCGCTGGCGGGGTCGATTGCACCGGCAGTGATGTTGAGCGCGCGAACGGTGACGGTGTCAGCCGCGGACACACGAGCGTCGAAGACGACACCCGCGTTGACCGTGGCCGGCAGGCCCAGCAGGACGACGTCGTTGACCGACGCGCCGGGGACCGTGATCGTCAGGGCCTGGGTGGACACGGCGTTGATGGACGGAAAGTCCAGCGTGGCCACCGCGGCGAGGGTTCGAGCGACAGGGCTGCCGTTGTTCAGCAGCGAGTAGAACGCTTGATTGGACATGTGGTCGCTTCCTTGTCAGTTGCCCCCTCCCGGCTCGTCACCGGGAGGGGATGTCCATCAGAGCGCCGTCACGCCGCACTCGATGCGCGCCATCCAGGCCTCGTTGAGGCGGACGGCGGCGAACCAGGTGCTCGCGCCCACGTAGCCGAACTGGCCCAGCGGGTTGGCGTGGTTGATGTCGCCCGACTTCAGGACACGCGGCGTGATCGCGTTCATGCCCTTCAGCGCGACCTGGCCCCAGCAGTCCTCGCCGATCACCAGGAACGGGTACACGTCCACGTTCGAGGCGCCCAGCGACAGGCAGCCGTTGAGGGTCGACGAGCCGGCCGCCTGGAACGAAGCCAGCAGGGGCGACTTCAGGAACCGGAAGTCCTCGCAGGCGCCGATTTCCATCTCGTGGATCGGCTTGAACGAGCCGTACTCCTCGACGCGGGTGAAGCCCGGCAGGTTGCGGATGTCGGCCACCGCGTCCGTGTGAACGAACACGATGAACGCCGGCTGGACCGCGCGGGTGCCGAAGTTCACGCCCGGGGCCAGGCGGGAGGTCACGCGCTTGGCGCGGTTGCTCTCCAGCGTACGGGCCGCGCGACGGAGGGCGTTCAGGCTGATCGGGGTGTTGACCGCCGACCGGCTGGAGCCGTTCGCGTAGACGATCGTCGAGCCGGCCTTCAGCACGCCGTAGCGGACCAGCTCCAGCACCTCGGCCATCGTCTCGCCCGTGATCTTGACCATCTCGCCGGGGATGTCATCCTCGTAGAGCAGCTCGACCTTGGACGAGAACTTGAACAGCAGACCGTACTGCTGCAGCTGGACGGTGACGTCCTGGAACGCCAGCGTGTTCGCGTTCGGCGTCGCGCCCTCACCCAGAACGAAGTTGTTCGGGGCGACGACGGGGGTGCCGATGTACCGCTGCGAGTTCTCGATGGTCGTGCCGGTCGTGCTGGCCGCGAACGGCAGCGTGCGACGGAAGACCAGCGTGTCGGTCGCGTTCTGCGGCATCTGGCGCTGGGTGCCGAAGTCACCGAGGACGGTGATCGGCTGAGCGTGAGCCAGCATGTCCTGGGCAGCGCGGATCAGGTTCCGCGATGCGACGGTGCTGTAACCTTGAATGGCCATGTCTTGATACCTCTTGTTTAGCCCGGTGCTTTCTCGCGCTCACGGGCCATGTATTCCCATTGTTCGGCCGGCGACATGTCTTCGAATGTCTTCGTGACTTTCGCCGGCCCCGGCTTGGTGGTGACGGCGGCCTGCAGCTTTTGCTGCCTCTCGGCCTTGACGTCTGCCACCGGCTTGCCCTTGTCCGCGTGGAACCGATCCAGCATCTCGATCGCGTCGAGACCGTTTCGGCTCCCTGCCAGTGCTTGCACGTCTGCTGGCTGGTTTGCGAACCACGCCGAGAACTCCGGCGTGTTCACGTCCTGCCTCCAGTTCTTGTGCTTCACCGAGACCAGGGCTTCGTTGTACTGCTTCTCCAGCAGAGCTGCGGCCTCTCCGGTTCTCTGCGAGACCAGTTGCTCGACCTGCTCCTGCGACAAACCGCTGCCGCTGAGCTGGCCCAGCCTGGACTCGACATAGGACTGGATGCCCTCGCCCCACTCGGGGAAGTCCTGCTTCAGAGCTGCCCACTTCTCAGGGTCCGCCTGGGCCGCTGCGATCTGCTTCTGAGTCGGCTGCTCGGCAGGCTGCGCCTGGCGGGCTTTCGCAAACTCGGACTGCAGTGCGCCGATGCGCCCCTTTGCTTCCTTGAGCTCGTTGATCAGCTGCTGCTGAGAGGCTGCCATCTGGTCGAACCGCTCCAGTCTGGCGCGGACGTCCGGGTGCAACCCCTCGTATGGATCGACCGGTTTCTGCTCAGGCTGCTGCTCGACTTGAGCCTCGACTGCGGGCGCTTCGGGCAATTTCTCCGGCGGGGTCTCCGGCGGGTTGTCGCTGCCCTCACGCTCTCGCTGTACCGATTCCCACTCGGCGGCCGCTTGAGCCAATTCCTGGTCTGCCATTTCCTACCCTTGCGTCAAAGATCGGTAGCCGTCGGATTGCCCGAGGGCCCCATTCGCGACTTCCGGGCCACCTCTTCAGGTAACGCGAGAAGCCTCTTCAGCGCACGTATCTCGCCTCTCAGGGCGCACGTCTGATCGCGGTCCAACTCCATCGAATCGTTGCGTTGCCGCAAACGACCGATCTCTTCATTGGCCCACTTCTGGACATGAGCCCAGTCGAGGTTCGAAAAATCGTTCACTGGTGGAGTGGTTCTCGATGCAATAGTGATGTGCTATCGAGACTGAAGCCATGATATGTGAGCCAGACTGTCCTCGCAAGGCGGCATCATTCAGCCCATGAACGAGCCGACGTTCGCGATGAACCCCCGCAGTTTGCGGATCGAGATCTGCTCAGGGATGTCCGACTGAACCGACCACGAGCCGAGGTAAGAGCCGATCGAGTTGTTGCGAACGACCCACGAACCCGGGAACGTGGCGGTGTTGATCGAAGCTCGAATCGTCCACGAGCCGGGAGAAGTTGCGGTCTGAGTGTTGCGGACAGTCCAAGCGCCGGGCTGCGTTTGGCTTTCGGAGTTGCGAATGGACCACGAGCCTGGGAAAGTCGCCCCGTTGTTCTGCCCGCGGATCGTCCACGAACCGGGTAGGGTGGCGGTGTTGATCTGATTGCGGATCGTCCACGAGCCGGACTCAGTGTCGGTCGAGCCGTTGCGGACCGTCCACGCGCCAGACCAAGTGCCAAACGCGGTCGTGACTGACGAGTTAACTGACCAAGATCCAGCAAAAGTTTGATTTTGCGAATTGCGGACAGTCCACGCGCCTGAACTGGTCTGGCTTTGCGAATTGCGGACAGTCCACGCGCCTGAACTGGTCTGGCTTTGCGAATTGCGGACAGTCCACGAGCCAAGACTGGTTTGGCTTTGCGAATTGCGGACAGTCCACGCGCCTGAACTGGTCTGGCTTTGCGAATTGCGGACAGTCCACGCGCCTGAACTGGTCTGGCTTTGCGAATTGCGGACAGTCCACGCGCCTGAACTGGTCTGGCTTTGCGAATTGCGGACAGTCCACGCGCCTGAACTGGTGCTTGTCGTAGTGCCGCCTGCTCCAGCGCCGAACGCGACGAATGATCGGCCACGCGGCTGCGCGAAGAGCTGCCAGATGTTTGCATCGACCGCCGCCATCTCTGACACAGAGAGAGCGCGGTTCCATGCCGCAGCGACGAAGATGAAACCCTCAAAGCCCAGGCGGTCTGTTGAGCTGGACTGGCCGCCGACGCTGAAGCGATCGATGGTCGTGGTGCCCGCGGTGCGCGCGACAGGCGTGTAGACGAAGCCCTGCGAGATGGCCCGGACTTCTGCCGAGTCCGTCGCGGTCACCATCGTGAACGCCTGGGTAGCCGAGAACCTCGCCGGGTCCGCGGCCCCGCTCGTGATCGTGCCCAGGCTCGTGCCCGAGTTGTTGCCGATGCCGAAGCGCGGCCGGAACAGCGACGACGGGTTCTGGTCGACGCGGAACGACGGGTTGATCGACGAGCTGCGCGAGAAACCCGCGGGGCGCGCCGACCCGACGTTCGTGACGCACAGTTGCCGCACAGCGATCGTGGCGTCGCCCAGGTCGAACGACGTCAGCGGCAGATGCGCAAACGAGATGGTCGAGTTGACCGAGCGCAGGCCCATGCCAGATACGCTCGTGCCCACGGTCGGCGGCGTGGCCGTGACGGTGTAGAGCTGGCGCGTGACCGCGCACCACATCGTGTTGCCACGCGGCAGCGCCAGTGTGATCAACCCGCGCGTCAGCGGGTTGTTCCAGTCGGGCTGTACCGGGCTCTGCGGCTGCGCGGTCAGCGTGCTGCGCTGCAGAATCACGGGTCAGCCGATCAGGTGTACTGAGCCAGGACCGGCGTGTAGTAGATCGCGTGACCGCTTGTCGCCCAGGCGTTGGTCGTGGTCTGGATGTTGTGCGCCACGAACACCACGAACTGGTCCGGCAGCACGCCGCCGAAAAGGGACGCGATGCTGACCGGCGAGAAGGGGTAGCTGCGGTCGTTGACGTTGTCGCCCGTGATCACCGCGGCCAGACGCCCGCAGGCGTTCAGCACGTTCGCGCTAGTGGCAGTTTCGGTGCTGGCCGTGCCGTCGAACACGTCGGGCCAGATGGGGCTGTCGGTGAGGGCCCCGATGACCCACACGTCGATCTGGCCAGCCTGGCCGTTCGCGGCAGCAGCCTTGAAGACCCCGGACAGCAGGATGTCGGCCGGAGGGCCACCACTGATACCGCCCACGTCCACGGCGTTCGTCTCGTAACCCGCAAGGCGCGTGCTCGACGCGGCGAGGGAGTTGAGCCCGGTGTCGGCGAGCGTGACGCTTGCGAGGTATTTGCCCTTGATGTCGCCCGGCATGTTCAGCTCCTGGGGGTGCCGTCGTCATGCCACAAGGCGACGCGGACTTCGTATTCGGTCACGGGGTCCGGCACCAAAGCAATGCGCTTCAACGCTTCGACCTCGTCCGCCGACAGAATGTTAAGCGCGACAAACTGATCGAGCATCGAGCGCAGCGCGGGAGCGCTAAAGTCCAGTCCATCCGACTCAAGGAATCGCAGTTGCCGCCGCAGAAGGCTTCCCAGAACCTGCTGCTGCTGGTCCGGCGAAGCAAGCATCGCGTCGCGCGCGGCTTCCAGCTTCATGAGCACTACCTCAGCCGCCATCGGCCCCAGATGCTCGGCCAGGCCGCGAGCACTGACCATCGTGCGCGGCTTGACAGCGGTACGGCCGACCGACAGCGCAGCGGCCAGTACTTCGCTACTGGTGATGCCCGCCAGATCTGGCCGGGCCTTGATGGCTGCGCGGATTTCTTCTGGAGTCATTGCACCCTCCTTCCGACAAAATTGCACACGCTTTCGATCGCGGCCACGTCGTACCGGTGCGGCTCTTGCAGGCCAAGCACGTCGGCGACCAGCTCGGAACAGAACCACCGTCGGCCCCGACCGCGGATCGGGCGCCACAAGAAGCCGAGCAGGCCGAGCACGTCGTAGTCGTCGCCTGCGTGCCGGTCGTACCAGCTGGCAACGACGCCAGCGGGCCGGTCGATTTCGTAGATCCGCCACTTCTCGGGCGGCATGTCGATGACCTTCAGCCGGACGCCGCGGTCAAGGAAGGAAGCCCCGACGCATTCGTGAGCCTTCCCGTCCCATGTTCCTGAAACTTCGCAGTGAGCGCTATCGTGCCGCTGCCACCAGCCGATCACGCGAGCAAACAACCTCGTGTCGGCGTAACGAAAACCTACGCGGATCACGACGTGTAGTCGGCGGCAAAGTTGAGCTGCCAAGTGTCGTTGGAACTCGCAGGAGCAGACGCGCTGACCGTACGACGCAGCCAGATCGCCTTGTGCTGGCCGGCGGGTATCGTGCCCAACGCCAGGCCGGCGCCTTGCGACGACGGCGCGCTGAAGGACACGCTCGTCGGGGCGGTCGACTCGTTCGCCACCGTCTGCTCGGTGCCGTTGACGGCTGCCGTACCAACGCCGATGTCCAGGGTTGTACTGGCATTGGGCGTGTTCGCGCCCACCCAAATGACCGCGTCGATCATCGAGCTCGAAGCGTTTGCGTTGTGCAGGTACACGCACCGGTACTCGGTGTCGCCAGCGGACGCCTCGGCGGACGAGACCGTGTCGAACAGTCCATCCGTGGACGTGGACGCCGTGTTGCTGCTCTTGGCTCCGCCCAAAGCGGCGTTGCCGTCCGAGTTACTCGCGCCGCCGGAAAGACGTACGACGAAATCACCAGAGACCAGAGGCATGACTTGATTCCTTTCCTATTCTTCAGCCCAACAGCTTCGCGATCTGGGCGCGGGCCTTCTCGATTCGCTTTTCCAGGGCGGCCGCCTCTTCGTCTGCAAGACGATTTTTTTCAGTTACTTCTGCCAGTTGAGCCGACGCCTTTTCCAGTTCCTGCGTCTTGGCCTCCACCTCGGACTTGACTGCTTCCAGGGAATCTTTTGCCGAAGAAAGATCAGAGGCGGCTGCAGCCAGAGCGCTGCTGGTGGCCGAAAGACTGTTCTTGGCGCCCTCCAGTTGGGCCAACAGGCCGTCGCGCTCGTCCCGTGCGCGGGCGACCTCTTGCGCCGCACGACGAGCCGTCAGCGTGTTGGCCTCGGCCTCGGCAAGTGACTTTTGAATCGACGCCTCTGCTTCGATTCTGGCGGCGTCGGTCTGCCTCCATTTCTCGTCCAGAGATTTCGATGCAGCGAGGATTTCCTCCAAGACGGCGCGGCTCTTGGCCGGGTCAGCGGCGAGCTCCAGGATCTTCAGAAAATCGATTGCCGGTGCGGCCGCCGAGACGTTGAAACCCATCATCGTCGTTCTCCTCAGCTCGACTGGATGACCGCGATCTTGTGACCCGGCCGAACACCGATGTACTCGGTGACGCCGGCAGGAAGCCGCGGTGAAGTGGAAGACGCGGTCGGGTTCGGGCCGATCGCCCAGCGGCAGTTGGCGTCCGTGTGCAGACGCACGAAACGGGTCGCGTCATCGAAAGCCGCGGACTGGGTGCTACTCACGCCAGGGGTGAGCTGCTGGTTCGTCCTCGAAGGCTCCTGGCCAACGAGGATGATCCGCCCCTGGGCGTCCATCGCCAGGCTGCTGTACTCGGTGATGTCGATCGGCATGGTCAGATTCCCTGCCCGTCGGGGCTGTCCTTCTCTTTGAAGATCATCTCGCTCGCTGCGAGTTCTTTCTTGGTCCTGTCGTGCAGCGCCGTCTGGGCCAGCTGGGCCTTGACCTGCTGCACGGTGATCTGCTGCTGAGTGGCCATCTGCATCACGGCCAGGTCGTGCTTGAGCTGCAGCTCCAGCATCCGCAGGCGGCGGTTCTCGACCTCGCTCTCGGTGCGGGCCTCGGTCTCGGCAGCGCGGCCGGCGGCCACCGCCTGGGCCTCCATCATCCGGGCCTCGGCGTTGATCTGGGCCGCTGCGATCCTCGGATCCGGCTGGGGCGGGTTGGCCTTGCGGTTCTCTTCGATCTGCTCGTCGGTCAGCATCACGTCCCGAGGGTCGATCTGCTGAGCACGAAGCGCCTTCTCGAACAGCTTCTTCCTGTCAATCATCTCCGCATATGCAGGATTCCCGCCAATCGCCAACAAGTTGGTGAATGCCTGGTTCTGGATATCACGGATGATCAGTGCGCTGGATCCACGTGCGTCGATCTGGAAGTCGCCCTTGATTTCGTCCTTCTCGCTGTACGCCATGTTGTAGTCGTAGTAGCGGCGGATGTGGGGCTTCGTGACGTAGTCGTCAAACTGCTTGACCAGCCGGCGCAGGACCACGTTCGCGCCGTTCATCAGCAGCTGCATCCCGCCAACCGTCTCCGGAGCGGAGCCCTGCTGGCCCTGGGCCATCATCGGCGTGGCCGTCTCCTGGTCGACGATCTTCTCGGCCATCTCGATCACCGCGGCCAGCTGCGCCTGGTGGTTGTCGAACTGGAACGAGGCGAAGACCTTGTTGACGTCGATCGAGTCGTCCGTCAGGTACCAGAACTTGCGAGGGGTCAGCGTCCACTGACCGTCGGCCGGCGTCACGGCGCCGCGCTTGACCACGATCTGAGGGCCCGAGGTGACCCCCAGGTTGTCCATCAACATCCGCCAGGCGGAGTTGGTCACGCTCTGCTGAGACTTCATCAGGTACGGAATGCCGTACCCGCGTGCGGAACTGGTGACCTTCTCCCAGGGGTAGAAGTCGTACGGGATCGACCCGTCTTCGAGGGGGTTCAAGTACGCGCGGACGACGACGTCGTTGATCATCTCCACGCACCCGCTGATCGACAGCAGAGGGTCGTCCTCGTCACCCACCTCGACTCCGGCCGCGGCCAGGTCCTTCCGGTCGAGGTCGCCCCAGTAGATCCAGTGCTGGAAGCTCTTCC